AAGCTTATCATTATTTCCAGTTGCACTTGTATCAAAAATGATATAAGGCATTAAAGGAGCACTTGGATGTTCATCATTATACTTAATCATGTTATCATATTTAAACTGATATTCATGAATTGCAGTATTTTCTTCTGCAAGTTTATTTTGATCGTAAATAGTTACATTTTTTAAATCTACTGAGTAGTTAGTAACAATATCATTTACATTTAAGTCTGTATTATAAACTCTAATTTTGTATAAGTCAATATCGCAATAATTAGAATTAAATACAATCTTATTTGAGTTAATTGTGAATAGACCGATTGTTGATTTAATAACACCAGTTAAAACACCATTAATATAAATATACATCATCTGGTCGCTACCATGAGAGTATACCATAGAAATATTGATTAACTGATCCTCAACATAACTTACGTTTACAGTATTTGTTCCATTAGAAAAGAATGCATCTTGCGGTCCAAGACAGATTCCTACAGCTCCACTTTCGTCACCTGAGTAATAACTACAAGCAACTCGATTTAAGCTAATCTCTTTCTGAACTCTACTAAACTCAAGATCATCATAATCTACCTGTTGATCTTCACTTACAGTTGCATTGTAAAGAGGAAGGTAATAATGAAGGAATGAATCGTAGTTAGTATAGTAAGACTGCGCTTTAAATGCTGTATAGAATTTATCATCACCATTGTAACGTGTTACGTTATGAATCAAGCTTGAGTAATCCTGTACATTACGAACTCTGAATTGAATTTCAATAGAGTTAGACTGTTTAGAAATATCAGTTGAACCATAAGTTAATGTTCCAATAGGAATAGAAAATTCTGCTCCATTACTAATACGTAAACAAGTATTATTGTCATCATCAAGAACCCAACCATTATTATACCAGTTGAAATCCTTAAATGTAGCTTTAATAGAACCATCATCAGTAGTCCATGTTTCACGATTAACTGCGGATTCACTATTTGAACGACCCTTTGCGTCAAAGTTCAATTTCAAGGACTCTTGTTTAACAACTTCCATTGTTCTGTTCGGGTCTTGAACTACAGTAAAGGTAATATCTCTTGTTATGTCGCCGCAAGAAATAGAATATCTATTTACCATATCCAAATCTGCATCTGCAATTTCAAAGATATTCCAAGAACTCATTGTAGTAGTATCAATATCACGAGGAGAACTTGCGATTTCCTTACCATTTTTTCTTAATACGATGTGCGCAGAGGCTGTGCTTGAAGGATCGTATACCAAGAATGGAATTTGAATTGTATCATAATTATAATACTCTTCATTATAAGTTCCCAACCAAATTACCGGATCTGTATTACCTGTTGCGAATACACCAATTTCAAATTCTATTGGATCTACCATCAATCCTCTAGACCATGTATTACTTACGACAATAGCTTGATATAATTCAATACGAACTGAATGATAACCATGTGTTGCATAACTAGAACTTACAGTATAGCTCTGGAAGTTTTCAGATGAAGAAGTTAATTTTTTAGATTCAACTAAAGTTCCATCAAAATAGAAATCAAGAATTTTATTCATACTTCCGATTGCATTACACTGTAACTTAACATTATCTGGTGTATAACGTGCGGTTGCTGAGAAATTTTGAGACTGAGTTAATGATAACTGTCCAGTAACAACATCAACGCTCTTAGAAGCACTCTCACCACTATTAATACCACTAGCATACATAGTTAAACGAGATGATGTTGATTCTCTTAATTTTTCGCCTAACTCAAATTCTGTTAATTCACCAGAGTTAACATCCATTTGGCCTTCACTATATTTAATATAAGTTGAATCAACTTTTTCATATAGAGTCCAATGAACTATTAATTTATCATCCATAACAGAGCCATCATAATCAACTCCAGAATTTGCAGTAAAGTATACTCCAAAAGACTGACCATTGATTAGATTACTTGTTGACAATGGCTGAATGGTAATACCAATTTTCTTAGATAAACTAGATGTACCACCGCCACCTGATCCACCACTTCCGCTTACTGCGAGAATTGCGCAAAGCATAGAGCGTGAATCAGAATCCGCTTCCATAACTCGATAGAAGATTCCATCTTTATTTAAAATAAGATCTCCTTCTTTTGGAGTTACATCATCCTCAAGATCATCAAAACTCAAAGTGTAAAAACCTTGTTCATCTGGACTGATGGTATCAGCTTTACCATATAATAAAGCAACACCACTACCGCCCATAGAAATACGAGTATTTTGATCTAAGTCTAAATAAATTCTTCCGGTATCAGTTGCAAAATAAACATATCCTGGCGTTTTAGAAGCGCTTAAGATTTGCTCTTCTGTACCATTGACCGGTCTAAATTTAGTCTTATCTGTCATACGGATTTTATTCTCCTTTCTATCATTATATATCATATATAAAAAGAAAAAGCCGAAGAGAGATAATCTCTTCGGCTTCTCACCTCTCTAATTGATCTAAAAATTAAAAATTATAGATTATTCGAAACTGCCCCAAACCATATCAATTTGTAGACCTTGTCTTGTTGTAGTACTCGATGAATTCTCACCAATAGTGTCATTATCAGTGATAGATAAACTACTACTAGCAATATTTACATAAGCTGTTCCAGTAGATATTTCATTGTTAAGCGTGTTTCTTAATGCAATTTTAGTCTTAATATTACCAACATTTGTTCCACTTTTTGTGAAAGCTGTAGTTGTAACTTCTGGAGTACTCAAAGATGCATTAGTATCTGTTAATGTATATTTTGTTGTTTCAACTCCGGTTATATGTCCAGCGCTATCAGATGTTACTCCTGTAACAGCTTGAATAATAAGTGATTCTGCCGGTATTTGACCTTCTGCTGTAATAGCAGATTCAGTACGAGTTGTATTTGCGTGAGCTACTGTGATAGTCTGAGTAAGTGGATCATCGTTGCTATTTTTTCCACTTACTGTCATATTAGCTCCAGGAACTACTTGAATAGTACCAACTGCTGCATTCATACTATTTGTTAAGGCAAATCCTGCACCATTAGCTACAGTTGAATTAAGTAAACGATAAGTTGTATCAGTATCATTTGTCGATTCAACAATATCATAGGTTAATTTTGAAGCATCAATATAACCGTTACTACCTTCTGTACCATCTGAACTACGCGCAATTAACAAAGTACCTTTAGTTAAGTTAACACTTCCGTATTTTAAATCACCACAAAGTAAGAAAGTATCTCCAATAGATACGCCAGAGGCTGGAATAGTTGTACCTGCACTACCTTCTGTACCATCAGAATTAGTACCTATAGTACCTTTATATGTCATTGCATTAAGGGCTTTCATTGTATCATCAATTTCACCCTTAGTATAAACGTCTAAAGTAGCTGTACCATTTTCAAATTCAACTGTGACTGGCGTTTTACCATATTTGATAACTGGAGAAAATGTTCCACTAACAGTTTTTCCAAAAGAATCTGCTACAGCAACTGTAAATCCTTTAGTGGTGACATCCTTAATACCATTCTCAACTGTTAAAGATGCGTTCGTAGAATCTTTTGCGGCAATAGTTACAGTTTTATTTGTAGAATCATTTGTTAAAGTAACATTATTACCTTGTTTTAAAGTTACTTTAGTGTCATTACTAGTATTAGCTGAATCAAGTTTAATGTCAACTTCACCAGTATTTGTACCTGCGGCATTTGATAAAGTATATTTATCTCCTGTGATAGTTAACGCAGACCCGGTCCCAGTGATTTTAATTCCATCTTTTCCTGTTACTGTAAAACTAGCTGATTGACTAGCATTATTATTACTCGTAACAGTATGTGTAACTGTACCAACATCATTTGAAGCACTTACAGCAGCCGTGTGTTTGGTTATATATGTATTTGAGTTAATTTGAACCCATTCGTTTCCGTTGTATACGCATAAAATATTATCCGTAGAAACATAGTAAAATCTACCCGCATTTGCAGTTTTTTCTTCTCTATCTTTAAAAATTGGTAAATCATCAATTGTTGCAACAGTTATGACACCCTCGTTCACAGGAGCAAGGGAAGTGTCCTGTTTACCAATATATAGACGGTTAGTATCTGAGGTTAAATAAAAAGTACCTTCTATGGCACCCGCACTGGTACCAGCAGCAATAAGTTCATCAACCTTAGATTGTGGACCAAGTGTAAAACCTACATTAGCCATATATTTTTACTCCTCTCTTTTTTTTAATCTTCTTCAACTAAGTCTTGCCATTTCAATCTTTCATCAATAGCATCGACTCGTTTATCTAAGTCTTTCATTTCGGTGCTTAGATCACCAACAGTGGCTTGCAATATACTAAAGTTAGCAATCAGACCTGGATTTTCATCTGTGCCATCACCATACAATTCCACTTTCAAATTAGATGTAGTAGCAATCAGACCAATTTTATCATCAGTGCCATCTCCATATAATTCTGTTTTTAAATCAGAAGTAACAGCAACTAAGCCAGGCTTATCATCAGTGCCATCTCCATATAATTCTGTTTTTAAATCAGAAGTAACAGCAACTAAGCCTTGAGTCTCATCATTTCCATTAACAATTAAATCTAAACTATCAACTTTTTTAAGGATATTAGATAAATCACTAACTTCTTCATGCTCTGCGATCCAATCCGAAATTTCTTTTAAAGTGTCAAAATCTTCTGGCGCATTTGCTACGATTTTGGCAACTTCAGAAGCAGCTATATCTCGAATTGTTTTACCAGTATCGCTACCAATTAATCCATTTATAGTTGCGGTCAATGTTGATGTAGGATCAGCCCATTCTCCATTTCCTTGTAAGAATAATGTTTCTTGACCGGCTTTAGGAGTAGGAACTAATCCAGATCGGCCATCTGTCGTAGAAGTGGCTCCTTGCATTACTGAAACTATATCATAAAGAATAGAAGTTAATTTATTTTCCCATTTACCAGTAGTATCATTATAAACAATAACTGAGTTTCCAGGAATCGTTGTAGCAAGTGCTACATCTGATAGATCTTTTAAAGAAGAAGAACCAGAAATAGCTCCACTAATTAACTTTTCTCCAAGGTATAATTTTCCAGTAGTAGCATCTGTCTCAGAAATAAAATAAAGAGTATCTTTATCTTTCTCAGCCAGGCTATTCCAAGCGTCAGGAGTTCCACGTAAAAATTTTACATATCCAGTATATTTAGATACATATGCCAAAATATTTTCCTCCTTTACTGCTCTCTCCTAATATTTATTAAAACTAAAACTTATAAATTAATAAAGCCTGGCCAATGAGACCAGGCTTTTATTAAATATTATACTTTTGCAAGTTGTAATTCATTAATGATTTTTTCTAATTGAGCAACCTTCTGGAAGAGCCATTCAATTGTTGTATCTCTATCATCAAATTTATCATCAGGATCAGATTCATCTTCAGTCGGAGCTTCATAGGTGAATTGTGTATTTGACGTAATATACGTTTTTTCAATAGTTTCTTTAGTTAAATAATCATTTGCGTTTTCTGCCGCCATCGACCCCGCATCACTAATTTTAGTTAATGTAAGTGTTGGAATATCATCAGCAGTTAAAGCTCTAACCGATGCACTTACTTTACCATCTTCTTGAGATACTTTTTCTATTATCTGACCTGTTTCGGCTGAAATCTCTGTCATATCAAGATCTTGTATTGCCGTTTCTCTAGAATTAATTTCTTCTAAAATAGCTTTTTCTAAAGCAGCTAGTGCAGTATTTAATGAATCTGTATTAGATAATAAAGTTGCTCCAGAATAACTATGTGTAAATCCTGTAATTGATAAACTTCCAATATAATTTTTAGATTCTGTAAAAGCTCCAGCAGAAGCATTTAAAGTTAAATCAGTTACTACATTACCTTCATCTTCATCAGTTAAACTAGGAAGCGGAATTGTAACTGTATGAGATGCTAAATCTGTTACGTGACCTGCTTTATCAACTTTAACAGAAAGAGCTCTAAATGTTTTTCCAAAAGCTGGGTATTGATCAGTCGTTTCCCCTCTTGACTCATCTTCTGTTCTAAGCTCCATATGTTTAATAACTAACTTATGATCATCTTTAGAATCTACATCTAAAGTAATCCATTTGTTATTTGGTTGAATAGAAAGTGTATCTAAAATTCCACTAGCAATAATCTCTTTAATATCATCTGATGAAGTAGTATCATACTCTTTATAAATTTTAAAAGTTTTAAAACTATTTGGCAGAGTATAAGTACAAGTTGCTTTTGAGGTTATATGTCCTGCCTCATCATAAGATAAAGTAGGAATTGAAAAAGTATTTCCACTTTCATTAAAGTCTACTGTTGAAGTACTTGTGGTAATGGTATGAATATCATGTGAGAATGTTAATGAATTTGTTGTTTCATCAACACTATCAATTCTAATCCATTTATTACCAGAATTTAATACCAGTGTATCTTGAGTATTATCTGCTTCAACTGTTGTAATTGTTGGCGTATCTGTTGCATTTTCTATAGTACTAGAGCCACGTCCATTAGTTTTAATATATTTAAACCCATAAGGAAGTATATATTCATGTGGCTGATTAGCTTTTATATGACCAGCTTCATCAAAGGTAATATCTTTAAGAGTAATAGCATCTTCTTTAGAACTATTTAAATTAGTTTCATTTTTTTCTGTTTTTTCATCTATGCTATGAACCTCATGTGCAATTATCACAATATCATTTTCTGCATCATTGGCAATTTTAATCCAATTATTACCTGGGTTTATTGTCAATTCATCTTGAGTATTATCTGCGACTATAGGTTTTTTTTGATCATCTTTTATCTCTATATCTTTAACACTTGAATTTGTTCCATCAGTCTTAATCGTTTTAAAACCATAAGGTAAAGTATAAGTATGCTTTTGGTTAGTTTGTACATGTCCAGTTGTATCAAACGTAATGTCTTGAATAGTTATCGTATCTTCTTTAGGATCATTTAAATCCGTTCCTGACTTAGCTGTTTCATCTACCGTTTTTGGACGATGATTTAAGGTAATTTTTGGTTCATTAACATTAGAATCTACTGTTATTTTTAACCAATCATCTCCTTCATGTTGTGCACTATGAAGTCTTCCATAATCATCTACAATCATAATTTGACCAGGAACCATTTTATGGAATCTTGCAATAATATCTTGTAAATAGTTAATACATCCATTTACAGTTCTAGTATCACGAGTTAAATCATCATCATATTCAAGCACTTGATTTGTCTTTAAAATTAATCCATTTTGAGTATTAAGATTTTTTGCATAATCTTTTAATTTTACCATATCCCAAGCATTAGTTCTTTTTCCAAGAACTAATGTAGCTGGCACTTTTTTAGCCTCAAAGTTCCAAATAGCTCCCTTGTTATAAGTTCCAGTTTCATCTTCCATAACATAAAGAGAATCTCGCTTATAAAGAGTTTTTTGATCTGAAATCGTATCATCCTTAACTAAAGTATAATTATCTTCTCCATTTATCGTTTCTTTTTCATAATATTCATAAGGTTCATAAACATTTTCTAATGTTACCTCTTTAACATCTGTTAAAGTAAAATATGGAGCTTTATCTTCCATATAAGATTTATTTGTTGCTAAAAGATAACTTCCGTCACTTTCATAATGATAAACTCCAGATTGATAAAATTCATTCTGTTGAGTAAAAGCTTTATCACTTTCTTTTAAATCTTCTTGTTTAATACTACCAGTTTCTTTATTGTACCCTAATACATAATAAGTAGTATCTTTTTTTGGATCAATATCTGTTTTTCTTACCACATCAAAGCTTTGTGATCCTGTAGATAATTCGCTTGAATATGTATAAAAAAGACCATCTACAAAAGAAATTAAGCTAAAAGGTTTTCCTAAATCTAATACAATAGAGTTTGTTACTGGTTCTAATTTTTCAGTTTGTCGGTAATATTCCTTTGATGCATCATAAGGATCTGAAGATAATTTATATATATCATTATCATAAATATAATATAATCCACTTATATAATTTGTTTCATCAACATTAATTTTTTCATATACAGTTATAACTTGATATTTGTTACCATCCTCAACGATCTGACTTGCTATTGAATAATAAACAGTTTTTGGTTGAGCTGTTTCATTTTTATCTAAGATATAAGATACTGTAGCAATACTGTATGATGGATTATTATAAGCTTCCTCTAAAACTGATTCTGCGGTAAATTCTGAACCATCTTCTCTTGTTCCGCCTTCAATCTCAAACCAAGAAGGAGATCCACTGGATTTCTGATAATATTTTACTCCATTAGCAAGATTTCTTTTAAGATCACTTAATTCCATATTTTTATCAACTACATTATATTGCGCATAGTAATAAACCCCGGGGATATAAATCCCATTATAATTATGTTCTGGAATCTTTGTTATTTCTATTGCATTTTCTTGATGAAAAATTAAATAAGTTCTATTTTTGGTAATAGATAAAGAGTTATCTATCGTATATCCCTCTTTAGATGTCTGTTGTTCATCTTCCCACTCATCTTCTTTTTTATACCAATAAGTTTTTGGTGTATATTCGGCAGATAAACTAACGGGATCACTTATAGTAACATTATAATAAGTTTTTCCACTATAATATTTTGTATCATAAATATAATCAGAATGCAGTTTTATATATTCTGCTTTTGCAGCTTCTCGACCTGCATCTTCTTTGATACCTTCATAAATACTATCCGGAATATCTATATTTCCAGTATAATCTCTATATCTGCATATTATTTCTTGTCCATTACTATCTTGTAATGTTGGTGGAAAAGGATTAAGATTAACTTCAGAGTATTCATTCTCTACATTAAGATATCTTTCATAATATGGACCTTTACTTTCCTTTTCTGCTTGAACATATGTATTATCATCTTTTTTAATAAAATATTCTAAAATATTTGCATTACTTGGTAAAGAAGATATTTCTTTATATTCATAATTCTCTTTTGAAAGTTCTGTATATTCATAAGTTTTATGTTTTCTATAATATTCCCCAGTAGACTTAACACAATAAATTCTATCTTCATTAAAAGCACCTATAGAATTATTTGTATTTTCTGGATCAATAGAATCACTATCATTCACAGAAGCAATGATCATACCCATTAAATCATGTGCTGTATTAATGGATCCCGCTAATGTATTAACCTCAGCTTTATTATATATGTTAGTACCATGCCCAACTAATCGCAGCCCTTGACGATTTAGAGTATTTTTTGCGTCTTCCCAAGAAATATCAGTATTTCTTTTACTAGTTTTACCAATTTCACTATTGGTTGTTCTACCACCATAAATAAGATCCCAAACATGCGCTATAGTATCTCCAACGCCTGGAAGCATAATAGAAAGCTCTTGAATGTCTTCCATTGGTTTTAAATCTATATAGCCATCATGCGGATTATATACTGTTCCACTTAATCCAGTAGGTAATAAAGAAATATTATCTTTTTGATCCCAGTTTACTTTTGGATTATAATTGTTTCTTCCTAATACAGATAAATCTTCACTATAACTAATAATATCAGAATCAAAGCCATCTTTATTAAAATAAATTGCCGCATCTATAAAATTTTTATCAGTTCCCCATGATGAATTTTCTTCATCATAATAAGTTTCTATTTTTTTATTTTCTAAACTAGAATAATAATCTCTTTTCCAATAAGTTTTTTGATCTGATGGATAAAAAGTTTCATCAGAAGTTAATGAAATTGAAGTATTTGGTATCCAATCACCATTTTGCGCAAGCTGCTTTCCTTTTAAACTGCTATTTGCAGATTTAATTCTTACGCCCCATTGAGGTTGCCAATGAACTTTATAATAAACATTTGTGCTATCTGTATCGAAATGAGGAACGATTGGTAACATTGTTGGTGCATCTGCTGATATTGCAAATGTTGGCACAACAGTATTTAATTCTGCAACCATTACATATTTTTCAGATCCACTAGAATAAACTTTTTGCCAAACAGTTGAATCAAATCCTCTACTATCTCCATACCAAGCAATATCTATAGAATGATTCTTAACATAAGTTGTATCACTAGCACTTAATTCTTTCCATGTAACTGGATATTGATTATTTGAATTTACTGTTTCTTCAACAGTGGCAATCCAGAATGATTCCGTTGTATTCGTTGTATAAGATTTTCCAGCCTCAACAGGAAGAATATTTCCTATTTGATTATAATCTTGTGATAAAATTTGTAAAATACCATTAACAATATAGGTTTTATTCGTAGTTAAACTCTCTGGATCATAAGAAGATCCTTTTTCACTTTTATATTTTTTATAATCTTCTTCAGTAACCTCTAAATACTTTCCAGAACCAAGATTTTTTACATATATTGTATCTTTATTAGCATTAAAACGTCGTTTGTATGGACCCACTCGAACAATAGTTTTATTTGCAACAATATTATTTTGCGTTACTGTTCCACCAAAAACCTTATTATTTTCTTTGAATTCTGTAATTATAATAAGATTTGAATCAAGTAAAGACTGTTTCGTATCAGCGGCAGTATACATATCTAATCCATCGTAATAGAAGTCTTTGAATGAATCTTCCTGTATTTCACTATCATATTCAACTAATACAAATCTACCTGCATAAACTCCATCAAGTCCGCAATTTAAATCCATTGTATATCTATTTGAATATATTTTATCGAACTGAAATTGAGTTCTTGATGTATTTGTTATATTACCATAAAATCCCATTCAATCAATCCTCCCCATTATCATAAATAATATCCACTATTAAATAAGCGTTATTATTTTCTGAAATTAATTTCATTGAATCTGCATCAAAAGAAATTGCGCTAATTTCAGTCTCTTCACTTAAATCTAATTCATAAATTCCTGTACTACCAATAATGATGGGGTCAACCCCATCATTAAGGTAGAATTTAGTTCCAGGAAGAGCTTGAATACCTAGCTGAAGAACTGGGAAGTTATCTCCAAAAACAGAACCAGAAACAAAATCTGAACGTTTTGAACTGGTCGGCTGATTTTTAGTTATACCTGCGGCTGATGGCTCATTATAGTAACGATATTGTTTTACTTTTTTTGCCATATTCTCCTTATCCTCCTAATATATTCTATCTACAGCTTTTGTCGCTGTAATTGACATTGTTCCATTATAATTTAATGGTAACGTAATTCTTGTAACGATATATTCACCATTAATACCACTATTATCATCTCTTACAAATATTCTAGTATTTGGTTGAAGATAATATACTGGTAGTGCATTAATAGTAATTGTCTCTGTGCAATAAGAATATTGATAGAGAAAATCATCTAATGCATCTTGCGCAGATTTTCCTTGAGAGCTAATAGTAAATAAATTCTCTAAATAACTTTGTAATTTAAAGAAAGTATAACCTGGCTTCAAGTCTTTCTGCTTGTCTATTTCTTCCTGTATCTTCTTTTGCAGTTGATCTTCTGTTAAAGGCCCTAAAGTATTATCCTTAGCCATTTCAACTTCCCAAGCTTCTCTAATATCATCTTCAATCTGCGCGGGATCCAAAAAAATAACAGTCGGTGTATCTCTAAAATAAATGGCTTTTACATCAGAATCATTAACAGATTTGGGCCTATCTCCAACATTACGAACTGAGTATTGAGAAAGGTCACCACCATCGTTATCTAAAAAATCAAACCAAAAATTTAAACTTTCTGGTGATTCTGAAATTGTCTTACTCCAATGGGATTCTGAATCAAATTCATCTTCTACTTTACAATAATAGATTCTATCAACTTCAAAAGTATCTTTAGACGTACCTTGCTTTAAATAATAAAAACTTGTTTTATCTTTATTAAAAGTTTCTTCTGTAATTTTTCTAACTGTATATGTACCATATAAAGTCAAAGAATAATATTGCGTTTTTGAATCATACTCATCTGAACTTGTACACTGTTCATACCAATAATAGTCTTCTGGCTTCGCTTCATATGCAGATTTATAACATCCAGATATTGAATAAGTATAAGTATAATCTGGGTTATATAAATCTCTCCAAAAGGAATATAAATCTGTGTAATACATTTCATATCCAGTATATCCGCTAGAATAAAAGTTTGGATTATTTGTAGCTACCTGAGAAACAAAATCATCTTCTTTATGATGCTGAATATAATCAACTGCCATTTGGTAAATTATCTCTCTCCAATCACAGATAGTTGCTTCCATATTTGCTACTTTATCTTTAATTTCATCAGTAAGCGTAAATTCTGGAATTTGCGGTTTATAAATATAAGAAGTCCAGCCTTTCTCATATTTACAGTTTAATAAATAAGTATAAGTATGCTCGCAAGTTTTATGATTAACATTTGGATCAGCTGTCAGCGAAGATGGATTATGGCCTATATAAGCTAAATCTCCATTAGAATCAACATCAAATAAAAATAATAATTTTGAAGCATTCCATCTAACATCGTTACCTATTCCAAAGTATTGCTCCAAATCAATTTTTGTATATTCAGTCCAATAGTTACTTAATTTTTGGTCTGGAAGTGCACCAGTTAAATATTCATAATATTTTGCCCAGTCTTCAATTTCCCACCAATTATCATCTAATCCTTCGGGCATTGTGTGAGTCCTAAAAGAATCTTTTGTAACTATAGATGATCCAAAAGAGCCAAGATTTTCTATATTATCATAATACTCTTGAGTCATATATAAATGACCACCTAAAGTTTGATAAATATATGGCTTTTTATCTATCGCATATCTTAAATGAACTGGTAATTCTGAACCACTAACTGATGTGCGCGTGCCCCATATAGAAAAATCATTTTTTAAATTAGCTAAATCTGGAGAGTTTGAAAATGAAGTAATTAAATTACTATCATCAAATGAATAATCATCCGCAGATAAGTATGCTGAATTATCTACATATGTTTCATCATCTGTTGTTGTAATATTATTCCAAGATACATTTGTATAAGTCTTTTTTCTTTGAAAGATAAATCTGCCATCAAGATCATAAAAATATTCAAAATCTCCCAACATATTTTTAATCTTATCAAGACAGGAAGAAGTTAATGACTCTCCTACATTTCCAATTAAATCTCCTGCATATGTTAATGAAGTTTCTCTATATCCAACAACATCTCCATAAGTGACTCTAATTACTGTATATGGCGTTTTTGTTGTATCTGATTTAACATATATATAAGTTGGGTCTGCCGCATTTGTATTTAATGAAATTCGATGATCATATCTCCCTTTGATAGCATCTGACTCAAGATTCCCTAAAGTTATATTATCTTTAAACACTCCATCTATATTATAACCATAATATCCGCCTTGATTTTCATTAAAAGACATTCCAGTTACTTCATTTGAGTTTTGGTTGACTATAAGAAACATGTCAGTTGAACCTCGGTATTCCAAAAGCTCAACACCGCAATCTTCCAAATCATTGATTACAATATTATGATAAGGCTCTTGCGCAAACTCATGTACTATTTCTCGAATAATATCTTTAATTTCAATGGATTCATTAATAGTATCACCTTCCGCAGTGATATAATCCATTGTACCAAAATCATATGTTAATGAGTATATAGAACCTCCAATATCTCCATTTAATAAACACATCTTATCTTTTCCAGAAATTGAAATTGTATAAGAAGATGTTCCTTGAGATGTGCTGAATGAAGTAATTAAATAAATACCTTGCGGAAACCAAATAATATCTGGATATTTACTATTTATTTTATTCTTCATTCCAACAGCAAGTTTGAATTTTGTATTCATGCCCCAATAATATTCATGAATATTCATTTCTTGTGCGACCATGGATAAAGAACATGTGCGGCGGACCGCAGAGGTCCCATCAATACTGACAGAACCTTGCGTTACTCTACCTGACACTTCTTCTACTGGATTTTCATTTAAATCTAAGGCGATAATTTTGGTATATATTTCACGTTCTTTTTGATTATCCAATTCTTTTAAAAAATCTTTATCATATAACGGATTTCTCATTCTATACCATTCGCCTCCTTATAATCTTTTATAGCCGTATCTAGCTCGCTAATAAAAATTTTATATTTCTCTTTTACATCTTCTCTTTTTCTATCTACATCATCAGTGCTACTATTTTCATTTGTTTTAACTGTCTCATAGTTTGATAATGCTGCTACATAATCTGCTTTTGCTTTTATTACCTCTGAGTCTCCACCTTCATCTTCTTCAAAGGAGTATACCGCAATTTGTTTTGAATAGCCAACCTCAGTGATAACTCCATTACTTGGGATAATAATTTTAACTTCATCAGTTGAAGCTATTTTATATTTTTCAGTTTCTGTAATGTCAATAATTTCACCATCAATAGAAATCTGAAATAAGTCATCTGTTATTTCCTGTGGAGTTTGATTTAAAGGTTTTGTTCCATCAAGATAATAATCTAAGTAAGGTGCAAATATATCAAAATTAGCATCAACATATACTCCTTCGCCAGGAATTTCTTTTCCGGCAGATCTTTTACATCTGATTTGATATAGTTTTAAAGTGTCTAATGATGTAATCTCATTCTGACACATAGCATCAGTATAATAAGTATAAGAATTATATGGATTGAAATCACTTGCTTTCTCAACATTACAGAAAACATATTCAACATCTCTTTTAATAAATCTCGCCATAGATAATTTTAGAACACTAGTTCTAGTATCTTGAATATATGAATATACATCTGTATCTATCTTACCAATAATCTGTTGGCAAGGAACATCTTCAATATTAATCTGTTGAATGTTACCAAATATACTAACAGCTTTAGTTTGATAACTATAAGTCAATAATCCATAAGATAAAGAATCTACTGCAACTTCAATCTTATTAAATGGAGTTGTTGTAGCTTGCGCGGAATATGATCCAGTAGCACCAATCTTAATAGATTCTCCATCTATATAAATCATTGCGCCAGGCATCATATCGACAAAGAATACTGAATAAGCCACTTTATCATTTACTTGGATTTTCTCTCTTTTATCATCTTCACTTAATGTTTTCTTTATTGCAAGCAAATCAACTGTTGTCCATCTAGTCATTGTTTTAAGATTCTCTGTTGGATCAATAAGTCCGTAGTATTCTAGGTTATCTGTGGTATAATCCGCAATTTCGTATGCTGTACAAGTAAATGTGTGGAGCATGCGGCCGACCGTATCATTTGGACTCAAAGATACATTCATTAATCGAACAATAAAGTTACCTTCTGTTGGAGACCTAAATATCTTTGCATTACCATCTGTAAGCCATTCTAAAACAGCTGTCTTAAAGATTCTTTCAGCCGTAATATTTTCACCAGTCAAATCTGTAATGTTTGAGGAAATCCCCAACTCTTCCTTAGTCATGAACAATTCTGCTTCGTCCATTTGATAAGAAATTAGTCCAGAAAGAGCTAACTCAACATAGTTAACGTTGCCATTTCTTGTTATAAAAGGATGCTTACTTCCCATTGTTTCTGTCTTAGTTTCGAGAATATCATTCTTAAAAGTTGAAACTTTAGGATTGAAACGAATTTTTAATTGGCGTTCGCCATCATATAAAAAGGCATCCTCAAAGTCCGCAAAAATATCTTTAGAACATAATCTATCTGAGTAAATTCCATTTTCATTATATTGTTGTAATGAATATCTATATGTTGCTCCTTGTTCAATCGTGCAATCAAGAAGACTCCATTGATCTGGAATCATTGACTGAAGATCAAATCGTCTAAACTCTTCCCAAGCGTATCCATTTAAACTACTTGCACGAGAGATTAAGAAAGTTCCAGAAACAACACTATCAATAGTATCATTCATTGTTAATAGAATATTTCCATTATCTTGGTCTAATGTAGCAACCAATTCTGCATTAATTTCTGGACTAATTGATCTACGTTGCATTATTCTATATCTATTAGAACTTTTTTCTAATCCATTAGTGGATGTAATAGAAAATTGAATATAATAAGATTTATCAAGAGATAAGTCTATTGATAGTAAAAATTCTTCTTGAGATTCATCTGGGGTTATATCATTATTAATATTATGAATAATTTCACCAGAATCTTTTATTAAAACATCATTACTATCATATACTTTAAATCTTGATGAGTACATTTTTTCAGTTGAATCTTGATTATCTCCAGCCTGACTATAAACTCCAACATATCTATAATTGTGCATATTAACAGAACCAAAAGTCAATCCACTAATTACTACAGAAGGCTCTGTTGTATATTTAATGACTCCAACAGTAGAATAGTAACCAACTACGCCACCTTTACTCACATAAGCTAATTGAATTTTATAATATTGCCCAATATTTAATTGACTTTTAATTGAGGTGACATCAAATTGAACATACATATCTGATTGCATATCATAGTCTGTGGAATTTGATGTTTTTAAAACAGCGATTTGATTGCCACTTACAGTCTTTATTTTTAATCTAAATCCGGCTACTTCTATTCTTGACACTGCTCTATTCATAGAAAACGGGACCACTAAGGTGGTCCCGCAGAAAGCCGGAATTGTGCCTCCTATGCTAGGCGGGTACAATTTTGTAGCCATATTCTTTTACTCCTCTTTTTCTGTTTCAGTTTCCTCTTCTGCAATCGGAACTTCTTCAAGCTCTACTCCGAGAGATTTTGCGGTTTCAGAAATAATTCCTTGTAAAGCTTCAAGGCATTTAGCCATCATAAGAGTATCTTTTCCTTTTGTTGAAATTAACAAAAGAGTATTATATGTTTTAATAAGTTCTGAAATCTGTTCTGTAGTCATTATATTACTCCTCCTCTGGATCTTCAATCATAAATAAAATAGCTTGCATCTGTTTAGTTGAAATCTGAGTATCATCAAAAGTATCAAGTTTAATTGTATAAATTTTTACTTCCTGTTCAAGATTGAAAAGATCTTCAAGTTCTTTACTAGCCTGCTCAATGTTTTCTGGTGGAATCTGAAATCCTTGTCCATCTTCATTCATTTTTCCATAATGCTGAGCAATTTTCATACGAGAATCCTCAATAGATTTTGCTAATTCAGTAATAGCAGTAATATTTTTTTGTAAATAGAAATTTATCTTAACTGGAAGATAAAGTTCGCTATTGTTAAAAGCATCTCCTAAAAGAGTTGCATAATTATAAATTTCATTGTTTGTAAAAGTTTTTGTCATATCCTTTTTCTCCTTTTTATTATTTATAGAATTAACTTTTAAGATTCAGTTTCTGTTCCTGCACTTGTAGCCGCTAAAACCGTAAGTTTTTTAAAAGTATTTTTTAAATGAGTTGTACATTGTGAAGTTTGTTTATCCAATGATGCTTGTTTATATGTTAAAGAATTACTAGTTGTACAACTTACCGCAGAGGAATTAAAAGATTTTTTTAAGGAGACACTTACTGTTACAGGGTAAGTTTTATCTCCTATAGTAACACTTCCACTAGCACTGTCGACAGCTACTGAAGTAAGAAAACTAGATGATGGAACTGATACAGAAATACTACCACTCACAGAGGTATCTGTCTGTGTAAGAGATGTAGAATCATTTAGGACTGTTGCTCGATCACTTAACCCAGAAGTCATAGATAAAACTTTTTCAGTCGCTATTTCAACTGTAGTTCCTCCTAGCGTAAAAGTTCCTCCTATGTTACAATCTGTTATTTCTGCGCTAGTAATGGTTCCATAAGATATGTTTGCGTTCTCAATGCTTCCGTAAGATATTGCTGCTCCTCCAATGGTTCCTTTAGAAATTGTTGCTCCCCCAATAGTAGCCCCAGAAATATCGGCTCCATTGCAATAAATATTTCCACTGCTTGATACTGCAAAATTGTTACCTATAACCAGTCTTAATTTGTCTCTATCTGACCCATTTATCTTTTTAGTAAAATCTGTAGAACTTAATATAAAACTACTTGAAATTTCCTCTTGATCTTCTGTATAAAGTGTATAATTACTATAAAGTCTATCTTTATCTATGCTCCAACCTCCAATGGAACCTTCATCAGCATTAATTTTTCCGCTAAATTCTCCATCAGTAGCATAAATTTTTCCACTCCATTTTACTTTAAAATAAGGTCCAATTTTTAGAGGATATTCACTTGCGCCACTGTCGATTATCAAATAACCTTCTTTGGTTGTTGTTACATTATTTTCTTTAACTGTAAAAGTTCTTCCAGAAGCATCAATCTTAAAATCATAAGATCTAAGAACTCCTGTATTCATATTTAAACAAGTTCCAGTTTTATTTGTTGTATCCCAATTTTGAGATCTTAAAACAAAATTATTCTTAGTAATATCTACTAAATGTACTGTAGCGGGATCAGACTTCGTTTGTTTAATATAATAAGCAGTTCCAGCAGCTTCTTTTCCATTTGCCTCTGTAAATTCTCCCTCGTCAGTCATACAATAATAATCTTTTCCTTCTTCCCATTCTGAAGATGCCCATTTATAATAAGATTGTCCACTATTTTGATAATAGATTCTAAAAAATGGACTTCCACTGCTATCTATTTGAATATAAGATCCATTATAAGTTTCATCATTAGCTATAGCTTTAATAGAAAAATTATAAGCAGTTAATTTAGGATTATCTCCTGCTAAGTTTAATTGAACTCCTGTTTGAGCATCATTATTCCAATTTTGACTTTGAATAATAAAGTTTTTTTTCCCAATATACATTAATTTAAGATCTCTTAAAACCTTATTATCTTCAGTATATTTTTGATAAACTTCTAAATAAGGATTTCCATCACTAGCGATTTTTACGTATGAACCAGCATATTCGCCTTCGGTTTCTTTGGTAAAAAATTCAAAATTATAACCAGTTAATTTACTTCTACTTAAATCAAATCTAACTCCTGCTTCAGAACCAGATGTTGAACAAAAATCATCTGTTTGAATATACATATTTGTAGAAGATATATTAATCAACTTATTTCCATTACAACTTTGAACTAGAAAATATGGATTACCATAGGTATTATCATTCTCATCTGCGCTTGGAGTTGGATCTATTTTAATCATTGCTTGACTAGTTTTTTCAATCTCTTTTCCAGACTCCTCATCCCAACTGGAGCTTATTGTTTCAGAAAATTTTGGTCCTTTAGAAATAAGAATTCCAGTATTAAGATCAATTTTCATTCCTTCAGAATTACTTTCATAATTCTGACTTTGAATAACTCCTGTATCGCCATCAAAAAGAATTCTTCCATGTCCTGCTTTTCCTAAAAAAGCAGTTCCATCTATTAAAAATCCAAATGATTGCGCGCCTTTATTATATCCATAAAGTCCAATTTGTTTTGCGGTTTCATCTGCTTTTGAAGCTTTTCCCATAAGAACGCCATTGAATTGATTATCTTCATTTTTTTCTCCGGCTCCTATCATCGCTGATAATATTGTACCATTTTCTTCATCATAAGTCAAACTACCGTCCCAAGAGTTCAGCATTAAAGAAGAATAAGTGTTTTGATGAATATAAATTGGTTGTGTCCAAAAGATAGGTTCTTCATCTTCACTACCATTATTAACTGCCTCAATAGCAAATTTGGTACTATTTCCTTGAATATACATTGAAGGAACTGTAATGATTCCATCAGTTGACACTTGTGGATAATATCTTGCATCAAATTTAGGATCTCCACTAGATATATACCAAGATACACTATTTTTATCATTAAAAGCAACTGAATGGCCATCTTTATATTTATATAGTTGATATTTATTTTTATAATAACTAGGATTTACTCCAGAAGCATCATAAGCAATTTCTGTCGTTCCATCAAAAGTTACAAAATCATCAGAACTTCTTACTGCGATTGGAAGTATTGTGCTTAAATAAACGTTAAAAGAAGATGTAGTTGTTTGCGTATTATCTTCTCCATCTACTTTCGTTTCAGTTGCAGTAACATTATTCTGAACCGCCTGTTTAGTTTTTGCTTTTAAAATATAATAACGACAATCTAAAATACTTTTTCCAGTTTCTTCAACGGTATTAATAGTGCAAGTATTTCCACTCTCATTTGCCATCTCTAAACCGCCATCACCCTCAGAATACCAACTAAAATCAAATCCATCGGTGAAGGTTGAAGTAATGTCATTATTTTCATTATCATAAACTTTTGGAACTACTGTTACACTCTTTCCATAGGTAAGAGCTAAACTATTATCTTCAAATTCAAGCGTAAAAGTATAATCAGTTCCATTTATTCCATGAGGTCCAAAAGTCAAACTAACCTCTGCGGAATAAGTCATATTATTTTTTACAACTTCGCATCTAATTGTATTATTAATTGCGCTTTGAGTATATTGAGACTTAATTCTAAATAATTGCTCAGTAGAATCTGCTTCTTCAAGACCAGGCTCTTTTCCGACCTTTTCAGTGCCTCTTCTTGTAATTACAAAATAACCATCTTCCACCTTAGTTGATAAATCTTTTTCAGTAATTTTAATATAATAATTAGTTAATGAGGAATATGTATCTTGTGTAGTTACTTTATTATATCCATTATCACTTAAATAAACACCATTAATTGTTTTAGTATATATTTGCCCTATATAAGATTTAAATTCTGCTTCATCCGCAATACTGATCATCTTATAATCATCATATTCATACCCTTTTGTAGGATAATAAATCATGGTATTTTCAATAGGGATATACCAAGAAATTTGTTCTGCGGTATCTAATTCATCCTCGCCAGAAACTAAAGAAGTATAAGTTGCAGTTAAAGTTCTTAATTTACTACCTTCTGATGATGACATAATCTTTCCTGTATCATCATAGATTTTATAATTACCATTATATCCTGCGGTATCACATTCAATAGATAGTCCCTTAATCAAATCTATAGTTGCTTTATCAGCAACTTTTTGCTCATTAGAAAGTATTAAAACCTCAGATTCATAATAATTAACGGAACCATCAAGTTCAGCTTCTCGACTCTCATACTCGGTAACCGCATTAGTCATTTCATCTTCTGTATAAGGTTTTCCATTAAAATATAAATCAACACCAAAATAATATTTCAAAGAAGTGCTTAAAGAATCAATATAACTTTGAGCAAGTTCTTTTTCACTACTATGTTGCGTTTCTAATTCACCTTTCGCATCTACTGAACTTCCAATATTTTTATAATAAGCATTTAATTCTTCTACTTCATTTTTTTGCTGTTCAACAAGAGTATTACCACTTGCAATAACATCACCTTTACTAGCTAAAACAGCTGCATTTGATTCATCAAAGTTTCCAAAACCTAAGTTCTTTAATAAATTAGTTGCATCATTTTCTGTTTTACAAACTTGATTCATAACAGTTGTAAAAGTTTTAAGACCTTCAAGTCCTAGCTCAAGGATCCTTTGTCCTTCAGATAATTTATTAATTGCGGTTAAAAGATTTGTAACATTTGTTTTTAAAGCTTCATCCTTTATGTCATCTACGCTAGTTGCGCCTTCTTGACAGAGATTATATAAAAACCTCTCATTGCCCTTAATAGTATCCTTATAACGAATTAATGTTGTATCATCTTTTTTAACTTTTTCAATATATTCTCTTGAAGGATATTCTAAAATAGCTTTTACTCTTTCAGTTTGTTCTGTAATATCTGGATCAAACTCTATAGAAAATTTATCTTTAGAATCTTGCATTTCTTCATAGAATGCTCCTGCTAATTCATCCTCAACGCCATTAGCAAGCTTATAACGATACCAATGGATTATTCCTTTTTGTCCATAGGTTTCGTCTTTTGGAAGGGTCTCTAAAGATTTAAAATTTTCTGTGCTTTCATCTAAATGAATCCATCTTAACTGTAAATTTTTTCTATTCACGCACTCAGTTAGATATGTATTTACAGCATTTACATCATTTAAATCTAATTCTAAAAATTTTCGTTCAGAATCTGTTAAATCTGCGTCATCCACAGTTTTATCTTTTAATCTATCTTTTAATATATTCAAATCAGTTCCATAAGTTTCAGAATCTAAAGTAAATAACATTAAAGTATCTTCGGTAAAGTCGCTTAAATTATATCCAACACTTATATAAGCGTCTTGAATAAAAAGATTATCTGGTAAATCCATTTTTAAATCACTATCATAATTTGGAATTAATTCTTTATCACCATTGTAAAAATCACTATTTTGATAAAAAACAACTCGCATTGTATCAATAGTACCTAATCCAGATATATCAACAACTTTTTCTTGACTATAAAAAGTTTCAAAATTATATGGACTTCCATACATGTCAGCTTCTGAATCAAGATTAAAAGAATAATATTTATATTTATTTGTTTCTTGCGTTGTATTATTTTCAACAACTCTTATATCAACTCGTAATCCATAAGAGCCAGAAATGCAATTCATAGAATTTAACCAAGCTTTAAAACTCGCTTGGATTCCTAATCGGTCATAACCTTTTAAGTTTAAATTCTTTGCACTCCAAATTGTTACTCCTGCGCGATTCCCATTTGCTAATAAACTAGCCTCTGGAGATCCTTCATCAATTAGATTGTGAGTTATATCTATATATGTCTCCATAGGCGGGACATATGTAAAATATTCTGTATCATCGCTGGTGCATTTACCAACAATCATTTTTTGTTCATTAAAATCTCCATTTGGAATATTTACATAAACATAAATGCCCTCTTGGTAATCAGTGTTTTCTGAATAAGCTTTATAGCTAGATGCGCCATCTGAGACTATATATTCTCCTTTGTCGGCATTATCAGTATTTACAATAGAGCATTTTATTGTTCTGTCATAAGGTAATGCTTCTAATTGTTTTTCAACTATAACATCAACACTTTTAAATAAATTATCCACTAATGCAGAATAATCTTTAACTGCCATTTAAGGGCCTCCTTTCTCTCACTTCTATTATACCTAAAAATTTTCGCAAAGTCAATTAATTTTAATTGACCAAAACAAAAAATAGGGTGGAATAAATCCACCCTATAATTTATTTACTACGATTTGCATATTGAGATGCAAGATTTATAACATTGTCAAAAGCTTCTAAAATTTCATTCTTATCAGTTGCGTTCGGGAATTCAGCAGTAATATGAACTTCTTGCTCTAATGTTTGATTACTTGAATTTCCAACAGAAGCAGCTAATATCTGTCCTAATCCGCCACTTGCGGACACCGCATTCAAATCAATCATATTAGAAATTTCACGAACCATATCTATTGCATTTAAGAAATTCTCAGTATCTTCTTTATTAAGAACGATTTCTTTCTTATGCAATAATGCAAGTTTTCCTTCATTGTCTCCCCAGTCTCCAGTATATCCACCAGTATCATATCCCATTAAGCTCTTAGCTTTTGCGGAACTATATCCTTTACCACGCTCAGAAACGGGATATACATAGTTGATATATGTCTGAGCCGCAGTTACTTCAGCTTTTGTATAGCCTTCTTTTGCACCCATTGTGATACGATGGCTTACACCATTTCCCCAAGCACCAGAATTAATTCTATTATAAGCACTCATGATTCGATCCCAAGTCGGTTTAGTGCCAGTTCCACTTGCTCCGTTTTCACCTTGACTACTATTATCATTATCAGTCGCGTTTCCTGTTCCACTTGTATTTGTTTTTACTTCATCAGTATCTTTAGATTCAACTGCATTCCAAGATTTTAAAAGTTTATTAAATGATTCAACTAAAGCTTCATTCTTTTGGAGAATATCACTGATAACTTGACTATACTGGCTCTGAAAAGTTGTAACTTTTTCCATAATTCCATCAAAATCATTTTCAGCTTGTGTAGCAGTTTCACTGATACTGCCTTTAAGAAAATCAGACTCTTCTTGAACGCTATCTAAAGCTTCACTCATTTCTTCATCAAATCTCTCTGCATCATAGCCCATCTGAGTTAAATCATCTTTTATATTACTTGCGTACTCAGCTGAAGCATTTGCCGCAGTTAAATACATATCTTTCGCAGATTCAGTATAATTATCTTGATACTCTTCCATATTCTTATATCCGGTTAACATAGATATTTGAGTGTCACTAAAAGAAGAAATATATTCTTCATCAGCAAGGGCTTTATTTCCAGTAGCAGCCGCATAAGATGCAACATCATCCTCATATAATTCTTTATTATTTTCAATAACAATGCCCATTTGCTCAGAAGTATATCTATTTTTTTCTGCATAATAAGCTTGTAATTCAGCAGCCGCTTTATTAAATCCTTCAACATCGTCTTGATATTCCTCTGCCAAACTAGCTAAAGCGTCGGCTTCTTCTTGCTGGAGCTGAATCATTTGTTCTTGAAGAGTATTTATATATTCTGCATTTAATTGTTGCATTTCATATAATTTATCTTCATAATTTTGTTCAGCATCTTCTACCTGAGAGTCATCCGCAGTATAAACATATCCATAATTACCTTCAGCATCTTGAGTTAAACGAACTTGACTTTTCGCGTTTTGAGCCTCTGATAAAGCTAATTCCGCAACTTTCAAGTCATATTTTTTCTGGAGATATTCGAGTTCATATTCACTCATTTGAACTCCGCTCTCTTGTTTCTCATTGATTTCTTCTAGTAATTTATTTAATTCTTTCTTTGCTTTAATATTACTTGTATCATCAATACTATTATTAATTTTTCTGGTTAATTTAGTTAATTCATATACTTTTTCATATTCTGGAATATATTCATCTGCAATATCTTTACTTCTTTCAAAAGCTGTTTGTAATTCATCGATGCTACCTGCAAGCCCACCACAAGATTCCTTAAAGGCATCGACTGCCGCAGTAATCTCTTGAGTAAATTGCGCCACAGTAAGTTCTGCAATGCTAGTTTTAGCATCTTCGATACTATCTTCTGTGCTTTCTAGCGCTTCATTTGCTGCATCAATCTGTTCTTGGAGTTCTTTAACATTAGTGCTATTTTCTTTATAGCCCATGTCGATAAGCTGCTGTTTAGCTTCTTCCATCTTTTTGATTTCAGATTCTTGCATTTCTTTTTTAGAAACTAAAGCATCATACTCATTTTTAGCTTGTTTTCTTTGTGTCTCATACAATTTATTCATTGTATCATTAGAAACACCAAGGTTTTTCTGACCATAAATATCTATTAAGTTCTTATAAGTATCAGTAACTTTACTTAATCTTTGAAGCTTATTGATTTGCTTATCTAACTTTTCATCATTAGCATCAAATGCTTTTCCAATATCTTCATAAATAGAAGCTTGAATCTCAAGTAAGTTATTATTCTCTTCCAAGAGTTTAGCAGTATCATCTTTTAAAGATTCCTTTTGGTCATCAGTCAATGTTGATGCAAGTTTTTCCATATCTGAATCGCTTAATGTTTCACCATTCATTAACTTCTGAACTTTTTTATCAACATTCTTAACGCCTGCTTGCTCAAGAGCTGTCTTATAAGTATCTTCCATATGCTGAGTTGTTGCATCAATATTACTTAATGATACATCAGCTTCCTGGGTTAATAAAGTTATTGCTTCTGCAATATCGTAAATATCATCACCAAGTTTACCAAGATAGTAATCTAATAATTTTAAATCTTCCTCATTAACTTCTAGTTTTAACTCTAGTTTAGTATCTGTAATTTCAACTAAAAGATCATAAGCTTCATTTTCAGAATCTTGTAAATCTTGCTGTTTTTCTTGAACAGTTTCAACCGTTTCTTCATATTGAGACAAGAATTGTTGGAAGGCCTCATACTGCGCTTGAGCTTTCTCCCAAGCTACTTTAGCTGCGTCATCATCAGAATTAGCACTAGTATATGCTTTTCTAGCAGCTTCAAGCTTTTTATCATTGGCGGCCATAAGTTCATCATAATTAGAAATGTTATTATTATCATCATATTTGACTTTCATTCCTAAATAGCCTTCGGCACTTGCATTAAGCTTATAGTCAGTACCATCAACATTTACCGTTGTTGTTCCAGTCTTATTAAGTTTCTTCTTATCTTGTTTAAGATAATCATTAGCTTGTTTTAAATACTCTGCTTGGGTTTTAACTATCGCCTGTTGAGTTTTTAATTCTTCTTGAAGATTTTTTAATTTAGATTTTCCAAAAGCACGATCTTTTGCTTTAGAAATAGCATCATACTGCTTCTCTAAAGTTGAAAGAGTTTTATCAACTTTGTGATAGCGCTCTGCACTAGCTGTTTTCTTTTCAGCAGAATTTTTTCTAGTAGTACTGCCTCTACTTCCGCTACCTCTACTTCCTCTGCTTCCACTACTTCGACGTCCACCGCCATTTACATTACGATTTCCATGAGTCGCAGTTCCTGCTCCACCTCCTTTTCGAGGTCTTACCCATACTTGAGTAACAGGAGTTTGATCTTCAATAGATTCGGTTTGAGTATCTCCAGTTGTCCACCTAATACCCTTATATGTTAAGGTTGCACCATCAGTTTTAGTAAAATCAAAACTTTCACCATTTGATGAAAAAGCCGCTCCTGGTACATTTATAGTTTGTTCTCCATTTTCTTCTGGATAAAAAGAAGCCGGTGTTTCAGTTTCTCCTTCTGTCTGTATATTATCTGTCATAGAACCGACATCTGTCTCTAAGCTTAATGCACTTGACAATCCCTCAGTTATGCCATTTGCGTTACTTATTAAGACATATCCGGCAGCTGCCATTTCTTCTGCGGATTGATAAACTCCATCAATCATTCCACCCATGTTATCTTCTGCAACAGCAGCCAAATCACCAAAAAGATCTAATTGAGCTAAATTATTATTAAAATCATCAATACTATCACTAGAATTCCAAAGCTCTTGGATTAAACCCTGTAAAGCTGATGTAGCTTCTTCATCACCGTTTAATTCAACTAAAATTTCTTTACCTTCTGGAATTTCATCCATTTTATCAAGTAAAGAATCTAAAGCTTCACCTCCGCCTTCGATTTGATCTACATCAACACCAATCTCAATAGCAGCTAATTTTCTAGCTTCTTTATCTAAAGTTTTAATATCATCTGTATTGCCTTGTAAAGCCCCAGATAATGCATCAGCATTTTTTTGATCTTTTAGGAGACTTTTTGCAACACTTTCACTTGTATTTAAAAGATTCGCTAAAGAAGTTATAAACTTTTTAGTATTTGAAGTATCTTGAGTAATTGCTTGTGCATAACCATTATCCACTATTTCATCTAATATATCTTGATATGTATCACTATTATCACATAAATCATTTAAACCTTCATTAGCTCTTGCAAAAGCAGTTCCAAGTCTAACAATCTCATCAGCTGATGCATCAGCATATTCTTCCATTGATGAAAGATTTTCTATAAAAGCCTCTATTACATTTGCATCAATACTAAATTTTTCTGCATTTTCTGCAACTTTTATTGATAATTCAAGTGCTTTTTCAGTTGCTGAAATTGCTTCTTCATTACCTTCTTCTAATGCATCTTTATACTTTTGAAGACTTTCTGTACAATAATCATAACTAGCAGCTAATTCTTTTACTTTATCAGTATAATCTGTAAGCTGCGTATTTTCGCTATAAAAATTCTTTAATTCTTCTAAGCTAATTTGATTATTACTAATCATAGAAGAAATAGTGTTACTAGCATCTTCTGATGTTATTTGTACCTTATCAAGCGCATTTGATAAAGCTTCAAGTTTTTCTTGAGTAGTAGAATTTTTGTCAGAATATAAAATATCTGCTATAATTCCACCATATTTAATAGCATCATCTGTTCCACCAGCAATAGTTTTATTTATTTTTTCTATTTTTTCAGATAAAGTTAAATTAGTATCTCCAGATAAAATATCTAGCATAGTATTTTTATGCTTTTCACTAGACTTTGTAGCTTCATCCCAATCAGTAGCTAATAATTTTTCTAGTTTTTCGCTATCAGATAATTCAGAAGATGAATCTATAATATCTAAGATTTCTTGATTTATTCTAGAAAGATCCTCTTCAGTAGAATCTGAAACTTTTAATCCTTCTAACCCTGAAATTTTAGCTGTATCTGAAATATCACTTGCATTTGTATAAACATTTTCTTTTTCAGATCTTTTTTGAGTATCAGTTAATTTTGAATTATCTATAGCTTCTATTTTCTTTTGAGAGGTGTAACCAGAATCGCTTAATATTGTTTCTAATTCACTTTGATATTGCTCTGCTGTATATTTGCCTTGATCTAAAGCGTCATTAATAGCTTTAATTTTTTCTTCAGTTGTTAGAGAGGAATCATTATTTAATAGATTATTTAATCTAGTAACAAACTCGCTTGAAGTAATATTACCTTCTTCTAAATATCTATTCAAATTTTCAATAGTATCTTTTGTAGAATCTTGTGCGTCTCTAGCGTCTTTAACATTAGTTGCCCATTCATCTGATAAACCTAATAAATCTTTATAATACTCTAATTGATTATCAAAAGTATCATCATCTTTAATTGCAACTAAACCAGCTTTTATTTTAGCTAAATTTTGAGCATATTCAGTTTGATATTCAGTTATAGCTTGATTATATGCATCAGTATTTGTTGGATAATTTTTTACATCTGGCATCTCCATATCGGAAGCAATTGAGCTTAAATAAGCTTGCTGAACTTTATCATTAAATTCATCAGCGTTTTTAACTAATTCATAAGATCCATCTACTCCAATTTGAACATAATCTTGTAACTCTTTTGCCCAATCATTACCGAATAATTCCTGCAAGGCAGATATATTATCGACATCTAAAGTTACTCCAATTTTATACTCAGTACTTTGTAAATCATTAAGTTGTTCATTTAATTCTTGATCTTTTAATATTGCATTGATTTCAATATCAGAACTTCTACTATCTGAATCTGATTGGTATTCAGCTATCTCTTCATCTATTGCATCAAGTTCTTCTTTCGCAGCTTCTACTTCTGCAACTTTTTCATCCCAAAAAGACTGAAATTCTTCGTCTGTTCCATTAAAACTCTGTCTCGCAGTTTCTTTATCTGCCTCATTAAAATCACCAATAATATCTTGTAATTCTGTTTGACGACTTTGAAGATAAGATATATACTCACTATCAGCCTTTTCTGCAGTTGAAGCTGATTCATTATAACTGTCATATAATTTTTTATTAATGTCTGTTAAATATTGAGCTTGTTCAGATTCAGACATCTTTAAGAATTCACTATATTGAATAATTGGATCTTCTAAACCTTCAACAGTTTGACCCCAATCTAATCCACTACTAGACTGAAATTTTTTATACTCATCTGCTGTCATGCCAGATTTAAAGTCACTTAAAGCAGTATCTGACGTCTCATAATTAATTTTAATGGTGTCAGCATCTGCTTGAGCTTGTAAAACTTTAATTTGTGCATCAAGATCATCACTTAAAGTATCATCATTAACTATTTCAAAATTAAGCTTAACATATAAATCAGAAAAATTATCAATAGCATCATCTTGTTGTTGATCATACCATGTTTTTAATTTATCTTGATCGAAATTATATTGATCAGCAGTTTCTTTGACAAGTTCTGATTCTTGAACTAAATCAGAATAATCCGAATAAGTTGACATATAAGATAATAAAGATTCTTTTGCATCATCAATACTAACTTTTCCATCTTCCATCTCAGAAATAGATTTAGCTGCTGAATCAATAAAATTATCTAAATTTGTGATATTACTAAAATCTGTATCGCCAGTATAATTATCTAATACTGTTTGAAAATCTGTTTCAACCGCTGTATCAGTATACTCTTTCTTTAAATCAATAAGATTTTCATAATCTTCTTGCATAGTTTGAAGATATTCATTTACATTTTTATATGCATCAGATTCTCGAGCATCTTCTCCCATATTATATAAAGAATCTCGTAAAGCTTCAGCGGCTTCATATGCTGAAATTAATCCATCTGAACTTTGCGCTGTTTCAATAGTAAGCCGTCCCCATGGATCTACTTTAATTAAATCTCTATATTTTTCATCAATTTCATCAAGTGCACTATTAAGTTCATCATAACCATACGCGCCAGTGTCATAATTATAACTATCAGGGTCAGCTAAATCTGTAATGCCATAAAAATTCGCTTGATAAACATCTTTCCCTTGTAAATTAGTAGTAAAATAATTATCATCAAAAGGATTTCCTCGCATTCTTGATTCAAAAGCGTCTTCTGCATCAGTTAAAGCATTTCCAATGTCAGCTTTATTTTTAGAAGCTTCTTCAGCTCTAGCATTTTTAACTGCTTCAGCTAATTCTTCATATCTTTCTGTCGCGATTAATAATTGAGCATTTTCAATTTCATAAGCTTCAGTTACAGCTTGAGAAGCTTCTACTAAAGCTTCTTTTCCATCTCCAGATACTTTATCATAAGCCGTTAAAGCGTCTTGATAAGTTTTTAAAACTTCTTTATCTTGAGTTGCTTGCTCATAAGCTTCATCAGCAATCTCTTTAGATTTTTCAGCTTGCTCTTCTAATTTTGAAATATTATTTTCTTCAGCTTCTTTAACTGCTTTAAAAACTCCAATAACAGCGGATCCAATTGCTAATATAGCTGTAACTGGACCTCCCGCAACAGCAGATAAAGCTTTAAGGCCAGAAATTAATGTTGGAATAGTTGTAGCTGCTGTTGATGCAATAGATACAAACTTATCTAATCCCGAAGCATCTGATGTAAAAACATCTCCTAATCCTTTAATAGCATTCATTTCTGAAGTTAATGCAGTAATACCTCTAGCTGCTGAAGTCATTGTCTCTCCAAAGCTTAAAGAAGAATCTCTAGCTTGAGTTAAATAATCTTTTAAGTTTTTAACTGCATTTTGTTGTATTACAACTGCGTCTTCTACATCTAAATGTGCTGTTTTTTCATTTTGAAGAGATTTTACAAAAGCATCAATTTTATCTTTGCATTTTACAGCTTCTTCCCCAGAAAGACCTAAAGATTCAACAAATTCATCTTTAAATTCATTAACAAAAGTTTCAATTTCTATCTCTATTCCAGAAGCAACATCATCAAAATTCTTTAAAATATCATCAAAAGATCCTGTAGTTCCATTGCTATTTACAAAATCTTGCACCTTCTTATAGAGTTCTTGAAAATCTTTTGGCATTTCTTCAAGCTTTATACCCGCTGTTTCAAGTCTATCCTGAAAGCCATCCATGGCATCTTTAATATTTTGAATAGATTCTACACCATTTTCTCCTAAACTATGTAATTGAGAATTTAAAGAATCTATATAACTTTGTTGTTGAGTATAAATTGAAGTAGTATCTTTAAAAGCTGAAAATATTGATGATCCCTCTCCGCTTGTATCATTAGACGTCACTACATTTTCAATAGCTTTTTCATTTTGTTTTCTATCTGAAGTTGCGGCCTTTTCTATATCTATTTTTGCTTGAGCCTCTTCTTTTAAAGCGGTTACTTGATCAGCTAAATTCTGAGCAGTCTTTTGTTCTACTTCATTTAATTTTTCAGCAGACTCATATAAAGCTTTTTTAGCATCAGCTTCAGCTGTATAAATATCAGCTTGCGTACCACTTGATTTTGTTGCTTTATCTCTTATAGATGAAATTAAAGAAGTAGAAGCTTGTTTTCTTAAATTTTCAACTTCTTCTCTACCAGATTTCGTTAACATTTTAATATCATAAGCAACATTATTTAGTCCAGAAGCAATCTGTTTGCTAAAAACATTTGTTGCAATAGACCCAATAGTTCCAAGAACTCCAGGAATACCACCAAGCCCTTTAATTAAATCATTTACTCCTTTTAATAAATCTGCAAGTAAGTTATCAAGAGTAATAAAAAATTGATCATCAATTAAAGAGTCATAAATTGCTTCTGCGGCCGCAGTCACTCTATTTTGAGCAGCTTCCCAAGAATCCGCATAAGTACTTGCTTGTTCTTCAAGAGTTCCTTCTGAATCTTCCGCAACAGCTAAATTTTCTTGCATATAATCCCAGTTATTCATCAATGCCATTAACTGAGTATATTGTCTTGTTCCTGCAACAGCCTGCGCAACTGCTAATTGAGTATCATTAGATAATGTTTTCCATTTTCCACCTAATTCATCAAGAATGGTATCCATATCTTTTAGCTCGCCACTAGCATCTTTAATATCAACACCAACTTTTTCAAGAGCTTGAGAATAAGTTCCTAAATCAGTTCCATCATCAAGGGTTTCTCCTAATTCTAAGTCTTGAATACGAGCAAAAATAGTTTTAAAAGCATTACCAACAGTATCTGCTGATTCTCTTGTTTTTGCTACTACAGTAGCTAATGCAGATGTTGCATATTCATAACTTAATCCGGCAGTTTCTGCTACTGAGGAGAATTTTGAAAGACCTTCAGCGATTTCAGATGAACTTGATGCGGTTGCTGCACCTAATGCAGTAATAACATCACTATAATGTTCCAAAGACTCAGAACCATCATCAAAGTTATTCCAGATAGCTGTCATATAAGAAGAAACTTCAGTTGCTGAATCTCCAGTAGCTTGAGCCATCTTAATAACAACATCAGTTCTATCTGTTACTTCTGAGCCACTTAAACCTTGCTGATAGAAAATTAAAGCTGCATCAGTGTAAGCTGTTGTAGTTGTACTTAATGCTTGAGCACTTTTATTTGCTTGTTCTGCAAATTGCGCCATTTGGCTAGTTGTTTGGCCTGTAACAATTTGAATATTTGTTAAAGACTCATTTAAATCTTGCGCATATCCAAAAGCAGATTGTAATGCACCTTGAAATCCATGCATAATATCAGATGAAATTTGCCACTTAGCAGTATTCTTTAATGTTACTGCAAAATCATCTAATAATTTACCTGCTCTTTTCATCGGAATTTCGGCATTATTTACAGAGTTTGCTAATTGCGCGAAGGCTTGTTCGCCTTCCGGTCCCAAATTAGTTAAAGCATCTTTATATTGAGTAATAGTTGTATTACTACTTTTTAAGCTGTCATTAAATTTACTTAAATCTAAATTTCCAGCTGATGTTGTAGCACTATCTAATTGCGCTTTTAATTGAGCAATTAAAGTTGTAGACTCTTTGATACTTTTTGAGAAACCAAGATCTGTACTTTTATTGGCTATTTTAGTTAAATCAGTTAATTGTTTTTGTAAAGACTGTAACTGAGCTTTAGCATTACTCGTATCTGCGGTAAGTGCTAAATTGACATTTAATTGTTGAGCCATTTATTTTACTCCTTTCTCTCCATTTTATATATTAATTTTTTACTTTGCAAAATAAAAAAAAATAAGGGAAAGAGTTAAACTACTCTTTCCCCTTAACTCCTATTACAAATAAAAATTTTAATAATAGGATTAGCCTAATTTGGTTAATACATCTTTCAATAAAGAAAGTGAATTAGGATCGTTCATTTTTTTTTGAAGTTCTGTAGCATCTAAATCTAAATTAGAATAATCGGTACTAATCGTTTCTAAAATACCAAGAACTGAATTTCTATAATCATAAACAGAATCAATGCTATCATAAATGCCATCAATTAAAAAATCATATTCTTTTTGCGGAATAGCATCAATGATTTTATCAATAACTTCATTTGATGATAATAAATCATAAAGTTTTCCTGGATCTTCTCTTTGTTTATCTGTAAAAGTTAAATTAGTATAATACTGAATAATTTGTAATGACGCAAATAACATTATTTTTAATGGATTAGCAAAATTATTTTCATCAGCAGAATCATTTATTACATTAGAAATAAGTATCAATTTTTCATTAATGGGTAAATATTGTTTTACTTCAATTTCAATATCATCATTAATTTTTACAATTTTAATATCATCTTTCTTTTTAAGTCCCAATTTACTAAAAGAAACTTTTGCCATTTATATAGCCTCCTTTATCTCTCTTTTAATATTATTGTACCAAAAAATTTTTCTTTTGTCAAGTTAATTAAGCATAATGATCGGCTAAAACAATATGAGAAGTAAGTTGATTTTTTGAATTAACCCCAAAAGCAAAATACTTATTATATTTATTTACTAAATCTGATAATAAATTATCAGTCCAAATAATATTATTTCCAGTAACATACATTACTGTATTTTCACCAAGCATTTTAGTTAAGTTTTCACTTAAATAAATAACTCCTTTATGCCAAGAAGTAACATCATCTGGTGTTTCACCGGACAGTGATTTTGCATAATCATTTAATAATTCAGTTCTACTACCAAGCGACATTGGATTCCACTTTGTTGTTTTCTTATATAAATTCCAAGGTTTTACCTGGATACCTAAAAATTCATCTGTATTAAATTTAGATTCTCCAACAACAAAAGTTGAAGATTTAATTCCATCTAATTTTTTTAATATAGAGCCTAATAATTCTTTATCATCTGATGCTTTTGCGGCACCACCTGTAATAGGAATTAATACGTCGATCATAGATTGTTCAGATCCAACAGTCATAGCACTTGCATTTTCTATTTTACATTCATCTATCGCTTTTATTGCGGCATCAGATAGCATATCCTCTCTAATATATCCTAAAATAATAGCAGGTCTTTTTTTTATAACCGAATCGATTTTTTCCATACTAAGTTGCTTTTGGATTTCTCTTTTGAATATTGATTTACAATATGCCAATACCTGTGCTACAGATAATTTCTGGTTTTCGCCAGATAAAATCTGGGGAAGATATTTATTAAAAATTTGATTTATGTCCATTTTAGTGGCATATTCAGAAACTATTTTGTCAATTTCTTTATCAATTAATTTTTTTTCAGTTTCTATATCCCCTTCTGTACTTTGTTTAATTTTTTGAATTTCTTCTTTTAATTCATCAAGATTACCACCAACATCTTCGATAATACTTCTCCCTTTTAATTCGGCAGCTCTATAGATATGTTTAATAATAGTTTCGTATTTAACAGATCTCTTAGAATCTGGGCTAACTATTGTTTGTTTCATATTATCTGAAAATTTATCTTGTAGCTTTTCTATAAAACTCTCTCCGGATTGTTGACTTTGATTTTCAATCTGCTCTAAAAGGCTTTTTCTTTTTGCTTGATAAACACCTTGAGCAGCCTCATAATTCTTATCAACTTGTTCCATTGATTCGGACATCACGCAAACAAATCCCATGCTTTTTTCTCCTTTAACGCAAAATAAGGGAAGGACTTATGTCCTTCCCTAAGTTTATTTTTTTTAAATTATAGCAATGCCTCATGTGCAACTTCATGAGAAGTACTATGACGGTGAAGATCCTGACTTCTACCATCTTTAATAATCTGAATAGCTGCTAATACTTTTTTACTATGATCGAATCTTGTATAATCTGGGAATGCATCCATAGTAAATGTGAATGTACTTGGATCTCCAGAAGATGCCATAGTAAATGTAAAGTTAGACTGAATCTTGCAGTTAGGAATAATAAATTCTGCTGGTAAGTCTACACCATTCTGATCTCTGAATAGAGTAGAAGCTTCAAGATAATAGTTACCACCAAATTTATCTGCGGTAATTTCAATCTGCTGTGCATCACTTTGACGCTCTACATAATAATCAACAAGAACGCTATCAAACTCTGTAGTAATATCTGGTACATTACCATCTCCAGAAATAATATATTTACTATTTCCTTCTTCCTCAGAAGAATCATAGCAATCATGATAATTAACTTTAATTACATAATTTCCATCTTCATCTACAGTAAGCTCTTTACCATGCTCTGGAATATAAGGTTCTGAAATGATGTCTCCATCTTTCATAAACATTACATAAGCATAGTTACCATTTTTATCACTTGGAAGATATGGCTGATTTGAAAGTGGAATGTAAACAGTTACATCCTGAGTTCCATCACTTTCAACAGTAACCACATTTCCATCAATGGTTTCAGTTACGTGCTGATAAACTGGTTTGCTATCAGAAGCTTCGATAAGTCCTGCACCAGACAGAATCATAAATCCTTCTGGAGAGATAAGCGCATCCTCCATAGTGAAGGTTACTGTACGCTCACCTTCCCATGCAACCAAACGAGAGTTACCACGTCCACCTTGAGCATATACTGTTGTAGCAGCACCTTCCATACTGGAAGTCTTCAAGGTATCAAAGTAGATAACAGGTTCATTTGCATAGAAGATTTTATTACCAATCTTAGTTGCTGCTTTAGCTTTTAAAACAACATCGCAAATTTCACGAACACCAAACTTCATAGTGTATATTCCTCCTTGTTTTTTTTAATGGATATCTTTCATCCAGTTGTCGGGCTGAGAATCAGGTTTTCCGCCCGCAAGTCGTGTGCGGATATCTATATCCCAATTAGTATATAGTGAATATCTTTCCATAAGATCATATATTTGAAACATAGTTAAGTTGGTTAACTCAGCCATAGACATTGGCAATCCAACAGAAAGAATAGAAAGATACTTACTAAACACGCTAGAATTAGAGCCACCTTTTTGAGCGGCAACTCTTTGACGACCTCTCATTAATTTTTCCGCAATTTCTCTAGCTTTTTCATCAGCAGGATTAAAAGCTTGTTGATCCATTGATCCACTATTGGAACAAAAGATTTGTCTAAGATAATCTTGAAGAATCTCAAAATTCGATTCATCAATAGTAACTGCGGTTTCTCCTTTTTGGAGTATTAATGAACGTGGAGTAAAAAGAGCCTTAAAACCAGGAAAAAGAATAGATAAAACTTGTATAACACTAATCATTTTCTCTTTCTCTTCTTTACTCATCACTACTGTCATAAATATCTGAAAATTATTTACTTCATCTAGAACATTTTTGTCCTCTATGAACATGCTTTTATATAGACAAAGACATTGTACGCCAACAAAAAAATCATTTTCTCCTATCATAGAAATTTCTTTAATAGTTGGTTGATGAATTGCAATTTGGCATTCTGGAACTGGTATATCTACTCCAGTTAATAAAGCTAATCTAATATCCATTTAATTAAACAACAGGATATTGTTCCTTAAAGTCTTTCTCAAAATTAGCTTGATCTTTCGGATTTGCCATTGGGCTTTTATCTTCTTCTCCATGAATTGCAGAGTACATTAAACAAAATCCTGCATATTCATCCGTAAGAATAATTTGATTTGCCCCTAAAAATTGTAAGGTTCCAATTCCAGTTAAATGTTTATTATCAAACATTGAATCAATTTCAGCCGCAATCCTATATGGACGAAGTTGAAAATCTTGTAAATTCCATTGATCAAAATGACAAATAATATCAAATTCAATAATATTATCTCTAAATTCTGTATTTGTAGCATTTGGTGTAAAATTATCAAAATTTATGATAACATAATTTAAAACACTCCCATCTACATATAGCTTAGGAATATTTTTAATATTTTTTCCAATTAATTCAAAAGATTGCTCTTCAGAAAGATTTGGTTTATTAATAGCATCTTTAGTATTATAATAAAGTAATCTTTTAAGACGCTCTCCTTTTAACATTTCATTCATGATCAATGCCATATCTTTCTCTACTGAAAGAAAACTTGATTTTGGCTCTTTATATCTTTGAATCTTCATTTTTTTAGTTATTCTCCTTTATCTCTTAAAATAATGATTCTACAATAATTTTTTTAGTAAAATTACCAAAAGTAAGATCAAATTCTCCACTAAAAGAACTATTCCATTTTATATAAACTTTTAAAGGATTTTTTTCATCTACTTTTAAAGTAATAGGATACTTTTTATTAATACTCCATTGTCCATTATTAAGACCAGAATAAGTATATTCATAAGTTCTTTTAGGTTTAATGAATGTCTCTCCAGAAATCATTATTTCTTCTGCTTCAGTATTAGGTGACTCAGGTTTTACTATTAATCCACCAACAAGCCCTTTTTCCAAATCATCTTCTGTTTCATTAATATAATATTCAACAGCATTTACTTCAAGGATTCCAGGAGTACTAATCCAATCAGTAGCTTCAACTCTCCAACAAACTTGCGGAGACCCCTCATCAGTTCCTTGTAAATAAAACTTTGAATATCTTCTAAAATATTTTGATATTGCTTCCGTCCTAGGAAGTAATATATTTAAAGAATAATTCGGCGTATCAATACTGATATCATGTTTTTGAATATAATTAATTTTTGTTTCTACTGGACCCTTAACTGCCGCATAGGTAGAATGATATCCATCTTCATCTTCCCATGCAATTTCATAGGAGCATCTTCTAATATCTCCTCTAAAGTATGCTAATTCAGTTAAATCCTGTAAATATATAAGCCAATGAGTATTAGTCCCTAACCATTCAAATATATCTCCAGGTTTTAATCCAGTCTCTTTATGTACAGATATGATTTTATCATCATAATCTTGTTTCAATTTATCAGGATTAATCAAACATCTAATAGGTTTATCAGATACATCAGCTTTTATATTAGCTGCTTGATAAGAATATTTTAAAGCTCGATCAAGAGATCTCCTCTTATCATATATCATTCGATCTTGTTGGGAAAACCCACCATTAATACCTAATAAAACTGCTTGATTTTCAATCCCTACTAGATTTGAACTAGTAATAGATTGAATCTTTTTTTGATTCTTATCATCTACTTCAACGCCCAATCGCTTAGCCATTAAATTTAAAGAAGTATTACGACTTTTTTCTTCATATCCTGTCATTAGATTAGCCCCTGTATCAAATTTATACATTCAAAAATTGTTTTTCGGTATAGCTCAAATTCTGTCTCTTTAACTCGCAATCCTTCTAATTTACTTAATAATTGTAAAAATGCTGGACTTTGTAAAATTTCATAAAGTCCAACAATCTCTAAAATAACAGTATCTAACTGTTTTTCCCAATCTTCTTCATGTTCGCGCATAGGAATTAATTTCCATAATTGGTTGGTTAAACGACGAACATTCTTAATTATTGCATCATCTTCAATATCAATTCCATATTTATTTAAGAGCACTTCGTTCTCTCAATGAAGACCAGTTAGAACGATAAATTCCATCGTCTCCAAGCTTTCTACGTTTATATAAACGTTGCATATGAAATGATTCTCTTTGTGCTTCACTTAATAAACTCATAAGTTTAGATAAATGATTTGCTTGAGAAGTCATTTTAAAATCTGATCCCGTATATTTCATACGAGTATTTTCAATAGACGCTACTTGTCTTTCAACCCAACCTTGTTTCATAAGTAGTGCAAGAATATTAATCTCTTCTGAAGATAATGTAATTTTAAAAGAAGATCTATCGACTAAAGCATTTGGCGCTTCCATCTCGCCATCTTGTGGAAGTTCACCCCATAAAACAGCTAAAATAAAATCCCCTGGTTTAGCATCAGCTTCATTTATAATTTCTGTTTTTATTTCATAATTTGTCAAATCAACTCTAGGAAACTCGAAACCTGGAATTGCATCTACCAAGAGGTTCTGTAAATCTCTAATAGTATCTTCTGGGGTCAACTCCATATACATATCATCAGTAATTTTACCAAGAAAGCGATTATAGATAGTTGCAAATCTAGTTCCTTGATCTTTTACTTCCATAACTCTTTCTCCTTACTTTAATTACTGTTCAGTCGCTACTGATTTTGTCTGAGTTACTTTATACTCAGGAAGAGTTGTTCTGCGACCTTCTTCTTTCTGCTCTTCTTCAACTTTTACACGTCTTGTAGGCTGTTCATTATTAGATACAATCTGATCTTCAAGTTCTTCCTCAACGTGTGTAAGAGCTGCATTTACATCAAAACCAGTTTTTTCTTTAAGAGCTCGTCTTTTCTGAATATCATTCAATGGTAAGCTAACTGAAAGCTGTTTAATTAAGTCAATTACTCCAGTAGGCGCAAAATCTAAAGCATCAAGGAAAGAGTCTAGTGAGCCTTCCAAAAGAAGTTTAACAACATCTTCTTCTGACATATTATATTCTGGCTCTGTTGAGATATTTAAATCTTTTGTTGCTTCAGCACTCTGGATCTGGAGATAATTAGCCATCATCTCTCGACCGCCCTGCTGGAATGAAAGTTTTTCTAATTCATCATATGTGATTACTTTCGTCTCACCTGGCGCGAACTCTCTACGAATATTATATTCCGGAAGTCTATAAACAACCATTCCGGCACTTCTATTTTTAACATTAAATTTTGTATCTTTTTCCATAGTTTTCTAAAGTCTCCTTTTTCACAAATAAAAATAAGGGGAGAGGGAAAGCTCTCCCTCTCCCCCAGTCTGTTTATATTTAAAAATCTGAGTTATGATTAGGAATTAACCGTTCCGGTATAATCCTTAATATTTTTGTTAGATAAACTCCAAGTCTTTAACTGACCTACAAGAGAAGTATCAACATAAGCGCAGATGTTATTAGCTAACATACAAACTACTCCAACTTTCTTGTAAACCTGAATTTCACGAGAACGATCTCCAGGATTATTGAATTCATCTACGATAGTATTTCCTTCAAAAGCGATCTTAACTGGCTTTCCATCAGCGCCTGTAGGAATAACCCAAGCATAACCAGGATCGATTACTTTTGTACTGTTGGTTTCATCTTCGAATCCCTGCTCAAGGATAACTACTTTATGTCCTTTATATGTTGCAAGACGACCGGTATTCCAAAGCTCAGTCTTCATTGCTTCAGTGTATCTCCAAGCTTCCTGTGGAATCATCTTAACAGCAAACTCATAAGTACAATAAATAGTAGGTGTACCATAAGCAGAAGCGATAGTTAAAAGAAGATCCATAGCATCTTCATCAAAACCATTAGCAATAACTCTATTTGCAGGTGGTAACTGGTTGATTGAAGCCTTCAAAGCAGCCGCAACTTCTTTGTAGATCAATTCATCCATACCTTCCATAATAATACGAGTAACTTCTGCGAAGTCTACACGACCATCAAGGAACTCCTCAAATCCGATCTGAGCAGCACCACCAATAGCACTTGTACGAACTTCAAAAGCCTCTTCGTTCTTACCAAGTTTGAATACTTCATAAATACCTGCAAGTCCAACTCTGGTAACGAACTGTTTAGCTCTATTATTAGATGTAAGTTTACGACGGAACAGAATCTTATCGCCTTGTGCGAATGTACGAACCTCAGCAAACTGATCATACTGTTCTACTACTTTCTTTGGTAGAACTTCATCAAGAGTTTCCTCAATAATTGAGAAAATTAAATTTTTATTCTCACGATATAGTGAGTATGTTCCTGCCAATTCATTCAGCTCTCTACGAAGTGTTTCATTTAATGCCTCATAGCTTAGATTCTCATTTCCAAAACTATAAGCCACCGGAGCGGAAGGATCAGCTTTTGCAACTTGCTTCATTAAAGCAACTAAATTAGCTCTATCTAGCATTATATTCTTCCCTCCTTATTAGACAATACGCATAATCTTTACGCCTGGCTGGTGATCTGGCATTGTATAAACTTTAACTACCTGCCATACCATTGCTTCACCATCAATACTCTCTTTCTTCTCAAGAATTCCTTTTTCACCAGGAACAAGAGTATCACCAAGTTCAACAGATTCTTCGTTAATCATATTTGTAGTAAAAATGTCGCCCACATTGGTCTTGAATACACGAGGAACCATTGTGGTACCTTCTGGCATTCTAGCCTCTTTGTACGGTCCAAGAATGTGGAATGGATCCTCATTGTAATGAATCTCGTACATATCTGGAGCAGCGGTAACATCATCATAAGCATATTCATTTTCGCCAACTTTGATACTTGAGCTACCTTCAGCATCTACTCCATTGTAATATCTAGACTGTCTACTCCAATCGTCATCAACAGTATGATTACCATCCTTGTCAACTCCATAACCGAATGGACTATAAATACGAGCCTGATAATTGTCTTTTAGCATTGCAAATTCGCAATCATCTTGATGCTCACGATACAATTTAATTTCATTGTAAACAAGCATCCACTCGCCTTTTCCTTCAAAATTAACAAGACCGCTTGCATAATCATATTTTACAAACTGACCTTGCTCTAGTACATCAATATCAGCAGCCGCAGGCAACTGAGCATAAACCTGTGCGGTTCTCTGCGCAGACAGATGGTTAGGTTCAACCTGGCCATATCCATATCCATTTGTTTGGATAAACTTTGCCTGACTAGTGATATGTTTCTTTAAGAAATCACTAAGCATTATATATCCTCCTTAAAAGTTTTTAATTCATAGTTTTCGCAACATCCATAGCAGCTTTAATCCAAGCTGGGGTATTTGTATCAGTGAACTGATCATTCAAATTATAAGTGGTAGGATCTTTATGATCATTATCATCATCAAGGTTAAAGCTTACCTTGTTACGAACACATAAGATAGAAAGTTTTGCTTCAATATCATCCAAAGAATATTTGTCGATGTTAGCAACAACATCAGCTTTATCTTCCTCAGATAACATATAAAAGCTCTTAATCATTTCCTCTTTTTTCTCTTTTTCAACTTGATTTCTGAAATCGATAAGAGGTTGTAGCTGAGCTTCTAAAGCAGCTTTTTCCTGGGTTAAAGTATTAACTGTAGTCTGCAATGCAGAGAATTTGGTTTGAAGCTCAAGATATTCTGGAATTTCTTCTAATGAATATTTTGCCTTTTTGCCATCTTCACCAGTTTTCTTTTTCTTTTTTTCATCTTCATCAGGATCTTCTTTTGGATCCTCTTCAGAATCATCGGAAGTATCATCTTTTTCCCCTTCTGTTGTATCATCAGTTTTATCGGAATCAGATTTTCCTTCTTTGTCCTCTTCTTCTTTCTTTTTCTTATACTCTGTTTCAAAAGCTTCAACATCTGCTAATGCAAACTGTGCTTCTTCTGAAGGAGTAAAAGAATCTGTAATATCAGCGACAGCTTCTGCTGGAACAAATTCCTCTTTATCATTAAATGAAAAATCTAAACGAGAGTATTTTTCTCCATTTTTAAGAACAGCAAATTTTTGATTATTGTCTTCATAAACTCCAACAATAGTACTGCCATTCATTTTTTCATCTACATAACTATAAAGAGCATTCCACAGAGAATCACCAACTGTAACTGCATATGTAGTAAACACTTGCGTTGTTCCTCCTTTTTCCTGTAATAATTCTTTCAATTCACTTATCATTGAGAATAACTGCTCTTTAAAGTCATCTGCAAAAGAGAATTGAATTTGATCATTGGTAACACTGGAACCCTCAAAGCAAGGTTCATAGTCCTCACCCAAAATGCAAAGTTTAGAAATAATTGCTTCATTAATAATAAAAAATTGAGGTTTTCCATTACTATCGTTTGTCCAATTTGCATCTAAATGATTTTTGTCAAGTTCCATTGATTCATTATTTCCTTTATCAACAGCTCTTTGACACTCTGGATACTGACCTGTCCACAAATATCCTTCAGTTACAAGATATTCTCTTTCAATAGTATCATCATCCAAATATTTTTGAAACCATACCTTTGCATTTAAATCAACAAAACCATAAGGTCTTGTAGCATCCTTAATTTCAAGTTTACCATTTTTAATATCTAAAGTTCGATTATGTTCTTCAAAATCTCCAGTATCCTCATTAAAGAATCCTACAATCGGACTACCAGGAAGACTGTTAGCCATCTGTCGCGCAACATCTTTAGTAATAACACTTCTATTGCGGTTAGGCTCATCTCCAACATAACAAACTTTAATCTGGCATTTAGAAATTAGAGGATTAACAGGGACTACGTTAATAAACTCACACGGAGTCTCTAAACGCACACTTTTATGCATTATATTAATCCTCCTAACTCATAGATTCTTTATTAGCAATAGTCTTTTCACTCTTCTCATCATCCGATTTTTCTGGACGTCCTGCAGTGCCATCACTATTGGAACTGCTTTGAGAAGATTTTCCCTCTGAATTACTTTGATTATTTGAAGATTTTGATTCATCATTTTTACCCAAAATATCTTCACCATTTAAAGTTGAGCTCATTAATGGCGGAATCATAATCTCAGTTAAATGAAGAATCTCATTCTCAAAGTAAGCAGTATGAATAATAGAACTTTGTGAATGTCCCATTGCAATTTGAGGTAACATTTTAGAATAACCATTCTGAACTTGTTCTTTATACATTTTTGCACGATCGGTATAATTATACTGAGTCGTATCTAACATATAAAATCTAAATTTGTATTTTCTTTTATTATTACATTTTGACTGAACTACTCTGTCATAAAATATATGGAATTGTAAAAGTAAATCTCTTATATTTGACTCATCGTTTAAAATTGATTTCTCAAGAGATAAATTTCCATCTGTATTAAATAGATTTTGAGAAGTACCAAAAGCATTATAAACTGCACGTTCCATCTTCTCCAAATCATCTGTTGTAGTAGTTGTATTACTATCAGCCATATCTTCTACAGTAATATCTGCAAATGTTGTTAAAACATCTACTCCAATAGCATGCTGCAACATATCAACCGCATTATTATGAATATCTCTTGCTTCATCAACGTCAAATACTAAATCACCATTTTTATCTAACGGCAATTTTTGAATAACAACTTTTAATAATTGCTGCATCTGCTTTCTACGATCTAATTCTTGCGCGGCATCCAAATCTAAAATCTCTGGAATTGCATTAACAAATAGTGGAATATCACTATTATGAAAATTAAATTTAACCGTAGATTGCGGATCTAGTAAAAACCATGTTCCAAAAGGATCGCCCATGTTATCAATCGGGAGTTTTCCCTGTTTATATTTCAAATATCCCTCTTGGAATTCTTTTGGAAACATCTTTAAGACTTTCAAACGATAATTTATGTCTCTAAAATTATCATCAAAAAATCTCATGTTAAATTCTACTGCGGGAGAATCTCCAACAAAATATCTTGATCGACAATAATTTATAGGTAATTGTTGTAAAATAATTCCATCCTCAGAAGGAGCCATATAACCATAATAAGCCCCATTTTTAATAACTTCTAAAGCAATGTCACCGCATTGCTTTTTAATATGAGTATTATCTAAAAAACTCAAAAGGTTATTAAATTCTTTTAAAACCTTTTCTTCTTTTACTGTATCATCAAGAATTTCTGGAACAATATACCAATCATATCTATAAAGAAAAGCGGTATAATTACACATTCTGGAGTAAATACCATTAGTAGAATAAAAGTAATTTGAAATTTCTCTTAATAAAGGTAGATTTCGTTCACCTAAAGCTCTAAGAACAACTTGCTTATTTCCATAAGTTCTATGTGCTTTTCGTATAGATCCTAAATTTAAAATAGCATCATCAAGAGTTTTTGTTCCAACTTTAATTTTACCATAATCTAATGGATCAACATGATCGCGATAAGTGTCATTCATATTAAAGCCTTTAGCATGAATTTCTTCCTGTCTATTTTCCAAAATTCCACCTCCTTTTAATATCCAGCCTTCTTCATAATGTAATCGTATGAAATGAGGTTCTCTTCAGTGTATGGAATTTCAATTAATTTAAAATCATGTAACGCACAAAATCTTCGTTTCTTATTATCATTAAATTGCTGTTGATAGAAACCTCTTTTACCACCAAATTTTTGACTAGGTTCATAATGCTGTTTACCTTGAAATTCAATAATAAAATCAATATTTCCATCATCATCAAAGACTACAAAATCGAAACGAAGGGGCCGCCCATTTGGGCTCCGCAAATCTGGAAAAATATATTCCATCTTAAATGGCAATCCAGATTCTGTCAAAATTTCTTCGATTTTAATTTCACCTCTCGACGCGCGCATACAACCCCTCCTCTCATGCTTAATTTAAGAATCTCCATTCCTTAGCATTAAACTTTTTCTTCTTTTTCTTATTATCTTCTTCTTGTTTTATATAATATAATCCATACTCAAAGGCAGAAAATTTATCTTTTCTGATACCTCTATTTGCTTGTTTTAAGATAATATTAACACCTTCATTTTCCTCACGAAGGTTCATCATCTCTTCCTTTAATATGGAAGTTAAAGTAAATGGTTTTAAATATTCTGCCCTTTCTTCTGGTTTCATATTCTGACCTACTTTAGTTCCCAATAATTTTGTCTTAGCAACACGCTCATCAATTAAGAATTTAACCTTTCCAGAAGAAAGTTGAGTTTGCGCATTTGCATGTGCTTCGGTATTAATTGGCGCGTTAGCCTTTATAACATAAATTGCATCTTGTTCGCAATCTACAGTTCTATATTTCTTATAAAATCCTTCATCGTCATTATAAACTCCAAAGTCTGGATAGAATTCATTAGTTTCTGAATCAGTTTGCGGTTTAACCATATAATCCAGAAGCCCAATACCCATACCATTACCATCTATAACAAGACGTCTTGCTTTATATTTATAGAATAATTTTTTAACTTTTATAGCCTGGTCTTCAAAATGCTCATCAGACATTGTATAAATATTAACTAATTGTTTAGTTGAAACTCCTTGCGGTTGCGGTGTTACCTTAAAAATACATGCAACAGAATCGCAGCCCTTACGGCCAACGTCAAGTGAAATAACATAAAAACTTGATTTACCAATTCGACCAGATGCTTCTTTTTCTGGCTGTTTAAGGATTCTATTTCTATCAAATGTTTCAGCATTAAAGAAAGCATCTTCTACAGTTCCCGACCAAATACTTTCATATTCTCGATCAAATGAAGATTCATTGAAAGTTCCATCCATTTTTAGATCTCGAATAAAATTCTTATCAAGAAGTTTTACTAAAACTGGAATACGATAAGTTCCGCCTAAAACCATAGATTTCTCTGGTTTAACAATTTGCCATACCAGAAGCTGAATTAATTTATCATAAGGGAATGTATTTTTCCATCCCGCAGTCGTAATATAAATTTGAGATTTATTTAATTGCTCTTCTGGATGCGTAGAACCATCCATACACATACGAGAAATATTCATGGTAGGAATAATAACTTCAGAAAGAATCTTTCCATCTACACCTACACACTCCTCTATTAGACCGCCATGTCGACGCTTACCACGAGAACTTTCTCTAGCCGCAATATTATCAAAGTAAGATCCATTATTAAATACATACTTACAATAATCTTTACCTTCAAGGGTTACACCACGGCCCCAATTAATTTCTCGTTTAAAGGCCGGTATTAAAGTGCAAATTTCTTGAACTTTTTCTTTTACAATGCCCGCAGCCTGTTCCTTACCACCAGAAGTAACAAATAATTTACATTTTGGATAAAGAATACATCTACACATTAAAACCATGATAGATAAGAATGATTTACTATAAGCTCGAGGGAATACTGCATAAACATATTGATGCCGCATCGCCGCGCGCAAAAATACTCTCTGATAAAAGAAGAAATGGAAATCCTGTGGATTTCCGCCTTTCTCTAATAAAAAATCAATGAATAAGTCTGGATATTCTCTCCAGAAGGAGATATACTTTCTAGCGATTGGGACAATGGCTCGCACACGTTCTTCGGAAAGACCAATCTTTTTTTGATTACCTGATAGGTCTATTAAATCCTGTAATGCCATTATACGTCTCCACCTTTCAGAAATTCATTGATAGTTTCATCACTAATCTCTTCATCTTCAAGGAATTGATTATAATCTTCAAAATCTTGATCTTTTAATTCATCAATTTCATCATAGCTTAATTCATCTTCAATATCTTCATCCTCTTCCTTAGATTCCTCTTTTGCCATTTCTTTAACGGCAGATTCAATCAAGTTACCAAGATTCATTTCTTCTACGATAAGAGAATGAGTATAATTCTTTAAATCTGCTAAAGTTTCATCAACTCTGTCTTTTGGTCCATCTACATAATATCTAGGGATAAATCCTTCTTTTTCACAAACTTCGACTAATTCAGAAATGCAATTTACAAATTCACCATTTTCAGCTTTATTCTGAGCCGCAGTAAATTTACCAGACTTCATTAGTGAATCATACATTTTAACCATCTTCTGGGCGCCATCTACATCGCCAATATCCAAAAGCTGATTAGCTTTAATAGAAGTCTTGCACACAAGCTTCAGAATATCCTCATGTCCAGCTCCCTGGACATCGTATGATTCAGTCATACGAGTGTAAAGCTGTTCCAGCTTTACCCACTCTTCTGGTTTATAAGTTTTTCCCCATTTTAGTCTTAAATAAGTTCTATCTTCATCGGTTAAGTCTAAAGAATCATCTCCATTAGACCGATCAAAATAATCCTCATCTTCATTTGCAGTATAATATTGCGGCACTGCCGGTTCTTCATACACAGGTTCAGCATATCCACCTTCTGGAACTGAAAGCTGTTTTTCTGAAATAACTTGCGCGATTTCAGCCGCATCATACCCTTGTCGTTTCATAGCTTCTTCAATTTTATGATTAGCTAATTCTTGTAAAAACTCAGTATGCTCCCAACGATAATCTTTAAATTGTTTTAATTTCATTTTAGATAAATATCTACCTAAAATTGTCATACCAGTAACCTTACTGGGGTCGCGCGCATACGAAGCTAACAATTTATCCCATTCATCTGGAATATAAGGAACATCGCATTCTTGTAAAATCCACAAAAATGATTCTGGATTCCAATTATCCACATGCATGGTAATACATTTTTTACATTGATTTAATTTTCCATTTGGATATTTTATTAAATTGTTCGAGCCATAGAATTCATCAGCCCGCATAGTTTTCTTACATTTATCACAATAGAAAACTGAATTTTCTGCCATACTAATTTCCTCCTTTTAAAATTATGAAAATACCAGGAGCAAATTAAGCTTTCTTGGCCTTTGTTTTTGAATTTCTACAGCATTTACAAATAGAATAAAAACCATCTTTACTTGTTTTATTCTTACTAAAATATTTATTATGCGCCAACTTAATCTCGCCGCATCTACTGCATCTTTTATATTTGCCTTTTTCTTGTGTTAAGAAATACCAATCAAGGGTTTCATCTTCAGCTTGAGATGCTATTAAATTTGGAATTTTCTTTCGCCAAAGAGATGAAATATATTCTAGACTATGCGTAATGCCAAATTCATCTTTGAGTTCCTTTTGGATTTCAACATTTTGTAATCCATCAATCTTACACTCAACGATTTTTCTATACATTGGATATTCTTCAAGGGCTCGTCCAGAAATTGAATCAAAATCATCCATGAGATACCATAAATCACTATCATGGTGGCCCCAAGAATCTTCTTTTAGTCTTGAATAATTACATAAAATAGCAGAACAGACTTTTGGATCACATAGTGAAACGCCTTCTGGAATAATATATCCATCGGCATCAAAAGAAAATGATTCTTCTAATTTTGTCGGCATTTTTGAGCGGACAAATTTTGTCATTACTATTGGTTTACGATACGCATTTTTAATAATATATTGATCTTTGCGCATCTCAATTAAAGCTTTCTTTATAATAAAAGCATCCTTGCCCTCTGCTCTTTTTAGTTTTGCTTCCCAAATATCTATGGCTTCTTTTAATTGTCTTAAGGGTTGGATTTCTTCTAAATCTTTTTTGGTTATCTTTACTTTTGGTTGAAAAATTGTTGTTTTACTTTCATTTATTAAATTATAAATACCATCTTCGCCATTTTCAAGCTGGGAAACAAGCCCCTCGAATGATGTTTCTCTCTTATTAACTGTAGTCATTCGATTTTCCGTAATAATTTTACGTTCTTTCTTTTCTTGTTTCTCCATACAAAGAACTAAGTAGTCGGCAAGAATTTCTAAATATTTATCATTTGGTTCTGGATTTTCTTCCAGAATTTGTTTTACCAACTCGTTTCGTTCTACAGGAGTTTCTAATGTATAATCTAACTTTATTATGTTAGGTCACCTCCACTCTCTAATATTAGTATACCAGAATTTTTGGGCAAAGTCAAATTTTTTGACAAAACCTAAAATTTTTGTTATAATAAAAGTAAGAAATAGGAAGGGAGCTTACAGTTTGAAGGGATTTATTTTCATAGAAATTTTATGGCTCATTATTTCAAGTATAATACTATTAGAGTATGCCCCAGTAATGGCAAAATTATCTTTTAAAGATCAAATTATAGTATTTTTAATTTTTATTATTGGAGGTCCTTTTTTCGCAATAGTAAATATATTAGAAGCGATTTTAAATGTTATTCTTCCAGAAGGATGGGATAATGATGATGATAGTGGAGGAGATATAAAATGGTAGTATTAAGTGGAAGTGGGGCCGCAAGAGTAAAATATAGTAGCGATTTTACAAAAATAGCTAAAGAAAAAAATATCGCAAATCCATTTTTTAGAAATTTATTTGGAAAAGAAAAAGAAAAAGAAAACAAAGATGATGATAATAAAATCAAAGTTTCAACAGAAGAATATATTAAAATGAGAGATGAATATATTGCGCGACGAGTTTTCGAGGAATGGGGCTGGGACAGCATGATGTGGGATATCAAGACCGCGCACAATCACTGTCTTGATTTTCTTTTGGAAGAGCTTCATCCTTGTGAAGGCTATGGAGGTCAATGTAATTTAAATTGTAGTCTATTTAATAAAAAATGTTGGACATTGAATGAGAAAAAGGAGAATGAATAATGGTAGTAGTTAAACCGGAAAATGTAGTAAAAAAAATTGATGATTTAGGAAGAATTACAATTCCTAAAAGTTTGCGGGCGCGCATGTATATAAATTCAGAAAATAATCAGATGGAATTTTTTACCGCAGAAATTGAAGGAAAGGATTATATTTTGTTGGCGCCTTATGGATCGGTAGATGGGAAATATTTGGCAGCCGCAGAAGTTTTAAAAGAACTTGGTGTAGAAATTCCAACTGAACTACAGGAGGTTATTGAAGGGTAAATGAGAGCAATGATAACCGGGCATAGACCTGGAAGGTTAACTGGACATGAGTGGTATGTTCGAAATTGGATTGAAGATACTTTGAAAGAAATTAGACCGGAAGAATTTTTTACTGGAATGGCGCAAGGAGTAGATCAAATTGCGGCAGAATGCGCAAAGTATAATAAAATTCCTTATACATGTATTTATCCAAGTTGGAGAAAAACTTTTCATGATAAAGAGATTAATTTAATGGAAAGCGCTAGAAATGTAATTTTTTTGTATCCGCAATATAATGACGGAAAAGATTCTTATGGCTTTAGAGACAAGTGGATGGTTGACCATTCAGATATTTTGATTGCGGTTTGGGATGGTATTGAAGAAGGCGGAACATACGAAACGATTGAATATGCAAAAGAAAAAGGAATTAAGATTTTTTTGTATCCGCATTGGGGCCGAGAAATAGAGGACTTAGTATATCAGGATAGGAAACCTAATTTTGAAAATCCTGAAATTGATAAAATTTATTATGTAGATAAAGAAGAGCCAGAAGAAGAGAAATAGGATTTTGAAAGAGATAATATCGTAATCTCGTTTCTGAAATCGATTTGGTGGGAATTATGGCCAGAGGAATATCAAATTCAAAATGAAAAAATTTTTTCTCCCGAAATACACCCCCCACTAAGCATCATTCAGTCTAATGATTTTTTATTTCAAAACTATCTCGGAAAAAATGTCTAAAACGTATTGTCGCGTTTTCTGAGAGGCGTGTCGCGCGAGCGCTGCGCACCGGGCCATTGACGCAGGAGATGGACCGAATTTTCGATTGACGTGACGGCTCAATATTTCTCGATCCAAGAGGCATGCACGCTTGCTAATCATCACATTCCTATAATGTTGTAATTAGTGAGTGTCAATAGGCAGATTGCACAAAGATGTATGATGAAGTTTGTGCAATCTGCCAGTAGACAGGGAGCAGTGTGTGTGCTATAATGTGTTTACAAGGTAAGGAAAGAAAGGAGTCGATAGACGATGATGAAAGCAATGGTATTAGCAATGGCAATGATGATGGCAGGTAGCACAGCACAGACAGACATGTACACAGTGAAGGCTGTAGTGTATGAGGTCAATGAGTATGATGGTGTACAGTATGTAGGGCTGGAAGATACAGATGGTTATCTCTGGGTGATGGAAGATGTAGCTATGAGCATGGGCGACAGGGTAACACTGGTCATGGACAGCCTGGGCACAGAGGACATAACAGATGATGAGATAGTGACATACATCAATGCACACTAAGCAAGCGATAAAGGCTTGCTATCACAATGATAGCAAGCCAAAGAAAGGATGATACTATGAGAGTAACACTAATTAAGAGTGAAGACTGGGAAAGACTAATAGATACAGATACAGGAGATACACTAGCAGAGAATCACACCCTGTCTGCTGAAGATACCCTATTAGCTATACACTATACAGGGGCTTTAAATGAGGTATGTATTCAGGAGATAGACGGGAATAAAGTTCTTGTAACAAGACGTGAAAAAAGGTATTGACAATTACCAAAAAATATGATATTATAATAATGTAAAAAAGAAAAGAAAAGAAAAGAAAGAAAAGAGGAAAAAGAAATGAACGAAAAAACAAGGTTTGAAATTACGGCTGTTATTTGTGTACTTCTGGGAGCTGGTCTTGCATGGGGTTACGCAGGCTTGTCTATTTGGTCTCTTTTGGTAGGTGGTCTTTGCGGACTTGGTTTCAGCGTGGTTTGTGTTCAGCTTGAAGACCTGCTTGACAGGTTGATGTTTAGCTTGCTTGATGATGGGTGGGAAGAAGAAGAGGAAGAATAAGGCGGGAAATCCGCCTTTTCTTTTTTCTACGTTCGGACCGCAGGGGCAAGATCGTTAAAAATTTAACACAGTGAAACTTGCACAAAAACAGCTTGTTATTTTTGTGAAAAAAGACGTTGACAAAGTAAGCTATGTGTGATACAATAGTATCATCAAAAGAGATAAGAAAGGGCATGATGATAATGAAGAAGATTTACAGCCATAGCACATACATTAAACTTAATGGAGAGAAGAACTGGATGCCAACTAACATCTATAACCATTATTTCTATCTAGAGGAAGAAGAAGCCAAAGAACGAAGCTTTGAAATTGATGAAATTACTAGCTTTGAAGATGCTAAGGAGATTGTAGAGAGCGGAATAATCATGAACGCTGAGATAGGTAAAACATTCTTTAAGAAAAAACCTCTTCTGCGTTTTACAGTTCCTAAGTATCCAGAAATGGTTGAAACCTGTACAGAGAAACAGTTCAAATCTCTTGGCGTCAAGGTAGTCTATGAGGAAGAGAGAAGCTTGAAGATTAAAAAGCTTGCTGAGGTGCTTTCTGCTGAGGAGTTGTGTGAGTATCTGAGAGACAGAGGTATTGCGAAATTATTTTAAAAAATTTTCCAAAAGGGGTTGACAAAAGGTCAGCCCCATGGTATAATAATTACATAATAAAGAAAGGGAAATCCTAAAGGGATTTGGTGGAATAAAATGAAAGAGATTATCGCAAGAAATGGTCATGAAGAATACGTAGTAGCAACTATTTCTAATAAAGAAGCTAAAAAATATCACGTAGGAGATTATTTTAAAACCATCTCAACAAATGAAAATGGAATTGCAACTGTAGCAATGGTAGAAATCGTAGAGGTTAGAGGCGACAACAAAGAAGAGAAAAAGGCAAGGGAATTAGCTTCTCAGAAGAGAACTATTGAATTCAAAACGCGTAGTCTGAATAGATGGTTTGCAGAAGAAAATAGAATCTATGCAAGTAAAACAATGAAAGAAACAACTAAGAAAAAGAAAATCGCTGAATGTGAAGAAGCTATTAATGCAATCAAAAATGAAATTAAAATGTTAAGAAATAAATGAAATAGGGGTTGACAAATAACCCCTTTCGGGGTATAATAATTATAGTTCCAAGAGAGAGGAGAATAAAAGAAATGCAAGCAATTATAATATTTTTTACATGTAGTTTAATCAATGTAATGCTGTCAACAATGAAATCAATCTTAACCGTGCGCGCAGGTAAAAAGACCGCGGCGGCAATCAACGCACTGTCCTACGGATTCTACGCGGTTGTGGTTAAACAGTTAGCTAGTCTTGACTTAGGTATCACTGTTACGGTAACCATCTTAACTAATTTAATTGGTGTGTATGCGTCAATTTGGCTCATGGAAAAATGCAAGAAAGATTGTTTGTGGAAAATCTCAGTTACTTCAAAAGATAAAGAGTTAGTCAACAAGTTAGAACCATTCTCAGTTAGTTATACTTGTGGTGAAGTAGTTTACAAAGATGAAACCTATTACAACATCGACATTTTCAGTAAGACCAGAGAAGAAAGTGCTATCATCAAAGATATTTTGCAGAAATATCATGTGAAATACAATGTAACAGAAATCAACAAGAAATTATAATTTCTTGTTGACAATTAAGTCAATCCATGTTATAATGATAATATCAAAAGAAGAAAGGAATTGATAAAAATGAAGAAAGTGTATTGTCCTGTTAATGGTTGGGATTGTCCCCACTGGAAGAAAGATGGAACTTGCGGAATTGATAATCCAATAGAAGAATGTGATGATTTCGCGGCATTCTGGGATGAAGATGATGAATATTGGGAAACAGAGGATGATTAAAATTGGGGGTTGATAAACGTCAACCTTCATGCTATAATAAATACATCAAAAGAAAGAGAGGAATTAAAAAGATGAAAACTGTTGTTGTTAAAAGGGGACTTCTGGACGAAGAAGAGATTAAGGCAATCGAACTTTTAATTGAGCCTAACTGTATTGGAATTGGTTGTATGAACTGTCCTTTTTCAGTTAAGAGAGATAAAAGAACCTTTTGCGTAAAGGAAGATTTAATAAAAGTTCTTGAAAAAGGGGCTTGACAAAAGCCCCAGAAGGGGTTATAATACAGAGTATGCGGAAGAGTTCAAAGAGCAGTTCAGCGAAAACTGGATGAATCACTACATTAGGTTTGGGCATTAAGTCCAAACCTAAAACGTGAAAAATAACTATTGACAATTACCAAAAAATATGATATTATAATATTATCAAAAAAGAAAGAGGTTGATACAATGATTTATTTAGCAAGTCCATGGTTCAAAAATAATGAAAGAGTAATGTATGTTCAAATTCTCCAGAAGATGCGCGCGCAAGGTTTGGAAGTTTACGCTCCAATAGAACATGAAATTGAAAATGCGTGGGATTTAGACAATGCAACATGGGGTAGGAAGGTTTTCCAGCAGGATGTTGACGCAATCGACAAAGCTGATGAAGTGTGGGTTCTCAACTTCGGGATGTATTCAGACAGCGGGACAGCATGGGAATGCGGTTATGCTTATGCAAAGGGTAAAACAATTAGACAGCTTCTCTATGGTTTTGGAGATAAAGAGTATTCTCTGATGATGGTAAATGGTTGTGATGAAACAGACTTCATGTCAAACTATCTGTATGATAGAAATGATGATTTTAACATCAGTCAGAAATAATTTCAAAAAAGGGGTTGACAAATGTCAGCCCCTGTGATACAATAACATTATCAAAAAGAAAAGGAGTTGCATACAATGACAATCGAAAGAAGCGACGATAAAAATTATCCATACACAATTAAAGGCGGTTGGGGCGACAAAGTTTACTGCGATTTGGAAGATTTAAAAGAAATCAAAAACCTCATTAATAAAATTCTTAGAGAGGAGAAGGAAAAATGAACATTGAACAAGATAATAAAATTTTCTATGGTTGTGATAGCGAACACGCCATTGAGATAGGGACAATAGATGATGTAAAGGACTTAATAGAACTATTACAGTTCATTGTTAAGCAAGAGGAGGAGCGCAATGTATAGCAAGGAAGAAATAATAGAAATAAGACTTCATTTGCTCCAACAGATGGAGAAATACGTAATGAATACAGAGTGCCAAGAAAGTATTGACACTTGGAGAAAATCAGGCATTCCAGAGAATCCAACAGAAGAAGATTTGTTAGTCTATGCAAAAGAATCTTTAAAATGGTCTCATGTGATTTATTTTTTCGCTGATGCATGTTTACTTGAATCTGTAAATAGAACAAGAAAAAGGCTTGACTAATAACCAAAAGTGTGGTATTATTAAATCATCAAGAAAGAGGTGTCGGGAGCCAAAAGTACCAGTGTTGTCTTGAACACGAGGCGATGCCGAGGAAAGGCTCTCAGCCTCCAAAAGAGAGGAGAAAAAGAACATGTTAGCACTAACAGTATTATTTACATTACTACTTGACTTCTTATTTACTGCGGGCTTGCTTTGGCTTTTGCTGTTTGTTCTTCAGTTTGCCGGAGTGTTCATTACATTCACCTGGGGTTTGGCCTTTGTGGTTTGGGTTGCGGTGATAATTATTAAGTTGATATTTAAGTGAAAGAGCTAAGAAATTAGCTCTTTTTTGTTTCAATTTTTGACCGGCCGCGCACTGTCCTTGCGGCCGGAATTTTCAATTATACCACCACCCCGCAATTTTGTCAATAGGCAGATTGCACAAATATTTTCCGGTCGGAATCCCGAAATTTCGTCACTTTGCACAATAGGAAAAAATAACCAAAATTTTTACTTAATTTTTGTGCAATTTTTGCTTGACTTCTGGAATGGGTGGTGGTATAATGATATCATCAAATAAAGGAAGAGGAACTTGAAAATGAGATTATTGACAATAGAAGAGTTTGACACCATGAAGATGTATGAATTACCAAATGGAATTTACAATACTATTGAAAGGGAAATGATAAAAACTCTACCAGAAACTATTGTTAAAAAAATCATGTTGAAATTTTTATCAAAAACAGTTAGAGAATTTTCTTGCAATAGTTACGTTAACATCATGAATTGTTTTCAACTAATTTAAAAAAAGTATTGACAAATGAACGTAAAGGCGTTATAATAATACTATCAAAAGAAAGAGAGGTAAATAAAATGAGAAAAATTGATGAATTAACAACAGAAGAATATATTGATGTAGTAATTGCAAGCGGTTCAGTAAAAAATTTTAAAAATTGGTGTAAGCGTCATAATATAGATTATGAGGATGCCATGGAATATGATTGGAATTAAAAAAAATTAAAAAAAGCTTGACGTACTCACAAACCTATGCTATAATGTATTTACAAGGTAAGGATAGAAAGAGAGGTAAATAAAATGAGATTTGAGGAAATGATGAATGCAAGACAGGTAAAAAGAGAACACATTGTTAGAGAATGGTGGAATGAGAATGGCTACAAGGTTATGAGAGTGATTCTGTATCCTCTCTATGTTGGATATCGAGTAGTTGAAAAATATAAAGAGAAACAGGGCGAAAAGCTTGTGTGGTCTGAGGAGCAGGCTAAAGAGGTTCTTGACAGAAACATTCCAAAAATTTGTGAGACTTTTGATTCTGATGGTCTGGAAGTTAATACAAGAACATTCCTCTGGAATAATAAAATGAAAGAATTTGCAAGAAAAGATAGAAAATGGATTCGTAAATTTAGAAATCAGTTAGTTAATTATCTTATTAACGATTATGAAATTGAAGGTAGTGACAAAGAATTTGATGATTGTTTCGGCGGTTATCGTGAAGGTTATGTAATTTTTACAGAAAAATTTTAAAAAAAGGGGTTGACAAGTTCAACCCCTTCTGTTATAATAAATGTATCAAAAGAGAGGAGATAAAACAATGAGCATGGAAAAGGCAATAATGAGCGGAAAAGAACATAGAAAAATGTATAGAGGAGCAAAGGCAATTGATTGTCAATGTCGGAATCATGGCTCATGTGAATGGTGTCGAGAGAATCGAACACATAAATATCAGAAAAATATTGAAAAAACTCTTGACAGGTTGAAAGAGTTAGAGTATAATAATTGATAGAAAGAGAGGTAAACAGAATGTATTACGGATTAGTCAAAATTACTGGGGATTCAAATAATTATTTTATTAAATCAAAATATCCAATTCGGAATAAACAGCAGATGCTTAATAAAATGGCGCTTAAGTATGATAAATGGAATAAAGAAGATTTTGTAATGCGTCCATGTACCTTTACAGAATACTATCTGGGAATTTTACTTGACAAAATCGTAAATAAATAAAAAAGTGTTGACAAACCGCACGTTCGGTGCTATAATAACATTATCAAATGAAAGAGAGGAAAAAAGAAATGGCAAATAAATCAATGGATTGGTATGTAAAAAATGATGATTTTGAAGGCGCAAAAGAAAGACTTGAAAACACTTCAAAGAACTGGAAGAAGAAATGGTTTGAAGTTTGCAAGACAATTTTTGAACACTGCAAAGAGTTAGCAAAAAAATATATTCTTGACCCCTTCGAGAATGCGGTAAAAGAAATTAGTCAGATTGAAACCAAAAGAAAAACAAAAAATACTGAAAAGATTCTAGTTTCTTCTGACTGTCCATCACTTCTGGATGAAGCAAAACAAAAATGTTATCTATTTACCTTTTTCGATGATAATGACAACGTATTGTGTTCAAAAGTTGGAACTACGACTAGAGAAATTAGAAAAAGATTAACAGAGGAATTAAACAGTGATACTTACAAAAAGATGGGCGCGGTTAGGGCAGTGATTCACAGAGTGTATGACTGTATGGATTTTCCGGCAGAGGGGTTAGAAAGCTATTTTCGTTCAATTTACATTAGAAGATATCCAAATTCTTTTAAAAAGAATGACAGATTTATCAATACGAACTTTGATTTAATCGAAGCTGATAAAATTTATCAGAGTTATTTTCAAGGGGCTTTTAAAAAAGCCTCTTGACAAACTAAAAAGATTGTGATAGAATAAGGTATAACTTAAAAGAGAGGTAAATGAAATGTCAATCTTGTACACAACTAAGGAAGCTTTTGAAAAGGCAGAAAAGTATTTAAAAGAAAATCAGTTCTTGTATGTGGTAGAAAAGGATGCTAATGGCTATAAAATAACTTTAAAATAGTTAAAAGAAAATACTTGACAATTACCAAAAAATAGGTTATAATAATATTATCAAAAGAAAGAAAGAAAGAGGTAGATAAAATGACAAGAACAATTTATTTCGACATGGATGGAACAATCGCAAACTTCTATGGAGTAGAGGGATGGCTGGAAGATTTAATGAACTCGAACACAAGACCTTATGAAATTGCAAAACCGCTTTTAAACTTTTCAAGTTTCGCAAGACAGCTTCACAGATTGCAGAACAGCGGTTACAGAATCGGAATTGTATCATGGCTTTCCAAGAGTGGTTCACCAGAGTTCAATGCAGAAGTTACCGCAACAAAGCTGAAATGGCTTGCTAAACATCTTCCGAGTATTGAATGGGATGAAATCAAAATTGTCACTTATGGAACACCAAAAAGTTCGGTAGTATCTGACAGAACAGGTTTCCTGTTTGATGATGAAGAAAGAAACAGAACAGAATGGGGCGCAAATGCTTTCGATGTTCAGAACATCATGGAAATTCTCAGAAGCTTCTGAGAATTTCCCCTTGACAGGGGGCGTCAACAGTGGTATAATAAAGAAAAAAGAAAAGAGGTTGATACAATGAAAAGAATTTACGTTTGGGATAGTGATGGAGACATTGGAGCGTACGCAACAAAAGAGTTAGCAATGCAAGCCTTTGAAACCTATTATTTAAACTATCGGTTTAAAGAGAGCGAGGAAAAAGAAAAAGAAGAAGCGCGCCAACAGATGGAAGAAGAAGGCTATTACTACGATGAGCAGATTTATCCAGTGAATTTCTACGAGGATTAAAGGGACAAATAAAAGTAAAAAGTCAAGAGTCAAGTTGCATAAACTTGACTCTAAATTTTTGTCTAAATTGCCTATTGACAAATTCCAGGAGATGATGTAAAATGGCGCGCCGGCCACGCACCTGGGCCGGCGAAATTTCCATTATACCACACGGCTCAGCTTTTGTCAAGCGAAAAGTTGCACAAATTTTCTCGCTTAAATTCTCCCGAAATTGGGCACTTTGCTAGCCTGGGGCGTGTCAATGGGCAACCTGCACAAACTTCATGGCAAAACTTTGTGCAACTTTTACTCCTGGCAGAATTAACAAAAATTTTCTATCATCTTTGTGCAGATTGCCTATTGTATTCTATGATGAAAAGGCTTATAATAGGTTTATCAGTTGAGGGGAACAGAAGTCAAGAGCAAACAAAAAAAAAATAAAAATAAATAAAAAAAATGCTTGACAAACTTCCTACTCCATGATATAATAAATACATAAAGAACAGAGAGGTAAAAAGAAATGGAGCAGAAAAAAATTGACAGAAGAATTAGTTACAAGGTAGTTTTAGATTGCGAGAGTTGTCCGCTTGACAATACTCTGGAAGATGTTCTTCCTAGCAACATGTTTTCCTATGATATAGGTTGGGCGGTAGTTGATAAAAGGGGTGTTGTGTATGTAGCAAGAAGTTTTGTTGTTGATGAAATTTTCAATAAAGAAAAAGAGCTGATGAAGTCAAGCTATTATGCAAAAAAAATTCCGATGTATAAAAAGGAAATTGCAGAGGGCAAAAGAGTTGTTGCAAGTTTCTATGAAATCAGAAAACAGCTTGCAGATGACATGAAACTCTATGAGGTAAAAGAAGTCTATGCGCACAACATGCGTTTTGACTATGGAACTTTAAATAATACGCAAAGATGGCTGACAAAATCAAAATATCGGTTTTTCTTTCCTTATGGAACTGAAATTTGCGACACTTTGAAAATGTCAAGACAGGTTATTGGAAAAATGCCAACTTATCAGAAATTTTGTGAAGAAAATGGTTATTTGACCAAAAATGGCAGACTTCGGTTTACCGCTGAAATCCTTTACAGATTTATTTCAAAAAACAATGAATTTTCTGAAAACCACACTGGTTTAGAAGATGTTTTAATTGAAAAAGAAATTCTTGCATACTGTTTTAAACAGCACAAGAAAATGGTTCGGAAGTTGTGGGCTTAAACAAGCCCACAAGGACGGCGAAAAAAAAATAAAAAAAAAGCTTGACAAACAAGTCAACCTGTGGTATCATTAAAGAGTAGCAAGGGAAGGAAAGTCAAGAGTGAAATAAAAAAAAAGAAAAAAAAAATAAAAAAAAAAGTCTTGACAAACATAAAACCCTATGATATAATAAATACATAAAGAAAACAAAATAAAAATTAAAAGAAAGAAAGAGGTAGGTATTATGACAAACAAAATGACAAACAAAAAAGCACTGGAAATCGCAATCGAGGTTATGAACGCTCAGGCAACTCCTAATACAGAGGTTATCGAGAAATTGGAAAAAATTCTTGAACAGACAATCAAGAAAAACTCGGCTGAGAGAAAGCCAACAGCAACTCAGACCGCAAATGAGGGTCTGAAAGAAAACATTCTCGCTTATCTGAAAGCGACAGGTGAGAAAAAGACAATTTCGGAACTGATGAAAGAAGTTCCGGAACTCGAGGGTCTTGCTAACCAGAAAGTAACCGCTCTTGTGAGAAATCTGAAAGAGGAAAATCTGGTTGTGAGAATCGAGGAAAAGCGGAAAGCGTATTTCGCTTACAACTCTTCTGAGGAAGAAGAGTAAAGAAAAAATCAAGGGGAAATGCAAATTTCCCCTTGACAATCTCAATCGGCTGTGATAGAATAAAGTATAAGCTAAAGAGAGGAGATAAAACAGCATGAATGAAAAACTGATTGCAAAGCAAATGAAATTGCTCGGTTTAACAAGAGAAGAAGCAATTCAGCTGATTGAAGATGATGAGCGGATTGATAAAGGCGAAAAGCTTTTTGATTTATCTAAGGAACAGGAAAAAGCTTCCAAGAAAGCAAGACAGGTTGAAAGAAAGGTGACAGCTTATAAGTTTGATACTTCCAAGAGGGAAAAGAAAAAGAATCCAGACAAGGAAGAACTGGTTTCAACCATGATTCAAGCGTTGTCTGACAGTTTGGGAATTGCGGTTGATGAAGTTGCGAACCCAGAAAGAGAGTTTGTTTTTCACTTCCATGATACAAAATACAAAGTGGTTTTGAGCGCCCCCAGAAAATAGGGGGCGAAAAACCAAAAAATAGGAAAAGCGCAAAGGAGATAAAAACATGAAACATTTCGGTTTAGTAATCGACAAAAATGCAGATAACATTCTTTTGGATTTAGAAACAGGTGAGATTCTCGCAAAGGGTAAAAGCGCAATACAGGCGCATCTGTTGGAACATGAAAACCGCTTTACCTTACAGCTGGTTTAAAAAAAATGACCCCAGAAAATAGGGGTCATTTTTTTTGTGCAATTTGCACAAAGCACGTTTTTGTGCAAAATGACGAATCAAAATTTTGTGCATTTTGCCTATTGACAAAATCCAAAAGGTGAAGTATAATTGGGCCGCCCGATTACGCTTGCGCGGGGCGGTTTTTGTGCAGTTTGTATAGTTCAGAGTTTTTCTTTTGGAAATCTTTGTGCAAAATTTTTTAAACGAATTTCCCGAAATGGGTTGACAAAATGGCACGTAGGCATTATAATAGTCTTATCAAATGAAAGAGAGGTAATGAAAATGTTAGACAAATATTACATGACAATCAATGGAGCTGAATACAACGCACTGTTCGCTGACCCGTTTGAGGCGGCTGACTTCCTCGATGCGAATGACGCCGATGGCAACGTGACCATCATCAACCGCATCCAGTTCATGACTCCTCAGGAGGCTCTGGATGATCCGGAGTTCGACACCGGATACAAAGCTGAGGTGGTAGCCGCTGTACTCATCCCGAACCATCGTCAGTACACCAAGAGTGAACAGCTAATTGACCTGCTGAAAGGCTTAGGCTATCAGCTGTAAGCCTAAGGTCAGCCCGATAATTGGGCTGGCCGCTTTCCACTGACGCGGCCAGAATTTCGATTATACCACAGGCTTCAGCATTTTGTCAAGCAAAACCGGTGAAAAAACTGCACAAATATTTTTCCCAAAATTTGTGCATTTTACCAATTGTATTCTAGGGGTAGATGTGATATTATAATAACTGTCAGGAGGGAAAGGCTTCCAGAAGCCGAAAGAAAAAAAATAAAAAAAACCTCTTGACAAACTAAACCAGATGTGCTATAATAAGTACATAGTCAAGAAGGAAGTTGCCTAACAGTCGAACTTGGATAGGTTGTAATTGGCGGTCGGAAGAGCCATCTTCAAAAAAAAATAAAAAAAACTTCTTGACAAACACTTCAAGCTATGATATAATAAAAGCATCAAGAAGGAAAACGAGTTGAGCGCTCCTCGAAAATCCAGAAGATGAAATAAAAAAAAACACTTGACAATCTTAGCTGAGAGTGTTATAATGGAGTCACAGAGGTTGAGAAAAACCAAACAGTTGCTTAGAGTGTAAGCGGTTTCCAGTTGAAGAATGGCAAGGAACCAACTATTCAATCAAATAAACAAGACTTACCTAAGCAAAGCACCCAAAAAAGTTTTTTCAAAAACCTCTTGACAACCATTATCAAACATGATATAATAAAAACATCAAAAGGAACAAGGAAAAAGTTCTAAAAACCAGAAAGGAATTGATACTATGACAAACAAAATGACTAACAAAAAGGCACTGGAAATCGCAATCGCAACTCTGGGAGCACAGGAAACCCCGAATACAGAGGTTATTGAAAAGCTTGAGAAAATTCTTGAGCAGACTGTTAAAAAGAACTCTGCGGAGAGAAAACCGACAGCAACGCAGGTTGCTAATGAAGGTCTGAAAGCAGACATTGTAGCTTTCCTGTCTGATGGCAAGAGAGCGACAGTAACAGAGATTATGAAAGGTGTGGCAAGCCTTGAGGGGCTGTCTAACCAGAAAGTCTCCGCTATTGTGAGACAGCTCAAAGAAGATGGCGTAGTCATCAGAATTGAGGAAAAGAGAAAGGTATACTTTTACCTTAACACTGAAACTGAGGAATAATCCTCAGTTTCCCCCAAAGGGGGTTGACAACTAGTCCACGCTATGGTATAATAACAGTATCAAAAGAAAGAGAGGAAAAGAAAAATGGCAAAATGGAACATTAAAGCAAGTACATACCATGCACTTAAAGCGTGGACGGAAAGAAAATCTTTAAACAATTTCAAGAGTGTTTATCATTCAGCTTTTACGGGTGGAAATCCCATTTGGAGAGTATGGCGGATTCTTAGAAATACGATTTCCGGCAGATATAAAGAAATGGTTGTGGATTATGAAAATTCTTATTGACATTAACCAAAAGGTATGATATAATGATTCTATCAAAAAGAAAGAGAGGAAAATGAAATGGATGTTCGTGGTTTGGTAAATACTTCTTTAACGCTTGCGAGAATGATTGAGAATGAAAAGGCTCGAGATGCTAAGCATCTTGCAAATGCAAGATGTAAGCCCGGAAGCTGGGTAGGAGTCGCCGCATACGCAACTGACATGTGTCATGTGGAATGTACAGAGGAGGAAATGAGGGAAGCCGCATACTTCTACAGTTAAAGAAGCCTTCGGGCTTCTTTTTTTTATGCAATTTTACTACTTGACAAATTCCAGAAGATGTAGTATAATTGGCCGGCCGTGGTCGCATGCGACGGCCGGTTTTTCGTCAATAGTCAATCTATACAAATTTTCTTCTCAAATTTTGGTTAATATTCCGGAATTGACATTTTCCCAAAATTTTGGTATAATTTCTTTAGAAAGTAAAGGAGGGAACAAACAATGGATGCTTTTAAGAGAGAAACAATGGTGGGCTTTACCTGTTGGGACATCAACGCAAAATGTGTTCATAATCGGAACAGGGCAAAAGACGCCCGCATGGTAAAGCGGTCAGCTAGAAGAAAAAATCGAGAAAAGTTAAAAAAACTATTGACAGACCCTCAAATCTATGTTATAATGATTACATCAAATGAAGAAAGAGAGGAAATGTAAAATGACAAAAGTATCTTATTTGGTAAATGGAGTTGAAACCACAAGCTATGCAGAAGCGGTTGCTTCTGGACATCCTTTTAAAGTAAAGTACACTACTTTCCAGATGGAAAGCGGTAATGAAGAAGCAAGAATAGCGAGATGTAAAAAAATCGCTAAAAAGTTTGGATTTGGGGGTTGACAAAACCCCGAACCCATGATATAATAAATACATCAAATGAAGAAAGGAATTGATAAAATGAAGGAAGTAACTTACTATGAAGCTAATGATGGAGCACAGTTCTGGGATGAAGATGAATGCAGAAACTATGAATTTCAGCTTGCACTGAATGCGGTTGTTGGACAGTTCACTTTAGCAGATGAAGAAGGTAATTCAGTTGAGAGATTAGAAGATGCCTACTTCATCGGAACTAAGACCGAAGAAGCCGCTTTGTTTATCCAGTATTGGGGAGAGGAAGAAGGTCTTTCTAATCCTTTTGATGATTACAATGGTTTGACCCCATCAATTGGGCATTACTACTATTCGCCTTCTGGTGAATGGAGAAATTTCGACATCGAGTATGAGAAAGTTATCAAAGTAAAGGAAATGTTTGGGGATTGAATCCCCAAACAAAAATCCAAAAAAAAATAAAAAAAAAGCTTGACAAACCTAATAACCCATGATATAATAAATACATAAAGAACAAAGAAAACAAATAAAAAAAAGAAAGAAAGAGGTAGATACCATGATGAACAACAAAATGACAAACAAAGTAGCCCTTGAAATCGCAATCGAAGCAGTTAGAGCAACAGGTAATGAAGAAGCAGTTACAAAGCTTGAGAAAATTCTTGAGCAGACCATTAAGAAAAATTCAGCAGAGCGCAAGCCGACTGCTACCCAGACTGCTAATGAAGGTCTGAAAAATGTTATCCTTACTCATCTTGCAGGCGGTGCTTCCGCTACAATCTCCCAGATGATGAAGGAAATTCCGGAACTGGAAGGTTTAGCAAACCAGAAAGTAACAGCCCTTGTTAGACAGCTCAAAGATGAAGGTAAAGTTATCAGATTTGAGGAAAAGAGAAAAGCTTACTTCAAGCTTGCGGAAATTGAGGAGGAGGAGTAATCCTCCCCTCCCCGTAGGGGAAAAGTTTAAAAAACTCTTGACAGATCTAGAATTGTGTGCTATACTTAATGTATCAAATGAAGAAAGGAAGTCGATAAAATGACACCACAACAGATTGAAAAGGAAGTTTCCAAACAGATGAAAGTTTTAGGTCTGTCCAGAGATGAAGCACTTGCCCTTGTAATGGATGACCTTGAGGTCGATAAAATGTCAATGAAGGAAGTCACAAATGACTTGACAGAAGAGCAGAAAAAGGTAGTTAAGGCGAACACTAAGACTGGTACAAAAACTACCACAAAGAAGCCTACAACCTATAAATTCGAGAAAAAAAAGAAAGAAAACACCACAAAATCTGGTGTAATTGCACAAATTGCACAGTTTTTGCAGGAAAATTCCGAAATTTCCTATGAAAATGTTACAATTACTAATGCAGAAAGACAGATTTCTTTCCAAATTGGGGATGAAACCTATGAATTTACGCTTGTTCAGAAGCGAAAACCGAAAAAATAAAGAAAAAATCCCAAGAAATTGGGATTTTTCTCTTGACAACGATGTTTTTTCATGGTAAAATAAGTGTATCAAATGAAAGAGAGGTAAAAGAAATGAAAAAGCCAGTTGATTGGGATTGCATTGATGATAATTGGGACTGCCCTTACTACGCAGATGGGGGTTGCATGTTGCGGAATCCTTGGCGCGACTGCCCTGAGCAGGGATTTAGGGATGAGCATGAAGAGGAAGACTGAGGCCGGGCTGGGTGTAATGACACCCAGCCTTTTGCTTGCGCACGTCGCTTTAGCGCGTTGAAGTGTAACACTTTAACGAAGTAACGCGTTACTACTGCGCTGAATCAACGGGCCGTTCGGGAGCGAAGCGGCCCGAACTTCCGGCCGGACCCCCATATGCGAATTTTTTGCTCACTGTAGGTCGGTCTCATATGCGCGCCCATTTTCCCGAAACCCGAAACCTCCGGGCGGACCTAGCCCGGCGTCCGGAGCGACGCCTCATATGGCTCGTTTTTGCTCACCGTGGGACCGGCGCCACCTCATATGCTTCAAATTTTCTAGTCGTCGCTCTCTTCTGAGGTAATAGCGTAGCTACTCTGTAGTTAATCCAGAAGAGCAAAAGTTATCGATCGTGAGTACGTCTTTGACTTTTGTAAAAAAAATTTGATATAATATAAAAAAATAAAAAAATTTCCGGGCGCAACCTAAATCAAAAGATCCGCAATTGATTTTTTAAAAAATTTTTGTTATAATATATACATAAGATAAAGAAAAAAGAATGATTCCAAAAGGAGAAAGATATTATGATGAGTAAAGAGACAATTTTAGCAATGCTTCAGGATGGTAAGGATGCAGACGCAATCGCACAGGAGTTTGTAGCAAATCTTAATGCAGCGATCGACGAGAAGAAAAACCAGGAGGAAGCTAATAAGAAAGAGGAAGAGAAGCGACTGCGCGCAGAGCAGCTTGCCCAGGATATTCTTACTTTTGTTCACGACTTTTTCCCGGACCTTGAGTTGGGCGGTCTGATTGATCTGACTAAAGGTTCTGATAAGCTGGGTAATGAGTTGATCGAAGTATTTGAGTCCGCGTCCGCAGAGATTAAGCAGATGAAGCCATTCCTTGATTCTCTTATTGCAACTGCCCCAAAAGATAAAATTCAGATAGCAAAGGAAGACCCGATTGCGGATTTTCTTAAAGCAAGTGGACTGATGTAATTAAAAAAGCCACGATTATTTTTATATTTTGCCTCGCATGAACAAGTTTTCATGCGGGGTATTTTTTATTGCAAAAATTGACAATGAGAATAGCGTAGCTATGATTATAGAGGAGAGGAGAGAGTTTTAGAAACGATAACGATCTCGATAAATTGTGACACAGTGTTGGGGACCGGCCGGGCCACCACATCTCTACATTTTCTCTTTATTTTCTCCCCATCTCTCCATTTTTCTCCCCATCTCTCTATTCTCTACATTTTCTCTCTATTTTCTCCATCTCTCCATTTTTCTTATTTTCTTTTTTTTCTGCCTTTCCCCTCTTTTTTCTTAATTTTTCCAAAAGACAATAAAAAAGGAGGACTTTCGTCCTCCTTAAATATCTCTCTCCCCTGCCCATTTCAAAAAATCATCAATCGGCGCCATCATCTTCTCAAAATTAATCTCAACCTCATAACTAGGCTCCGGCTCTTTAACCACCTTATGCGCTTTAGTCTTCTCTAACTTCTCTTCTTTTACCTCTTCTGACGGTTCCTTAGAATCAAACCAAGGAAGAAAATTATTAAACTCTGTCACCTGTCCATATCGAGTACACTCTCCAATAATCCGATTCTTATAAACCAAATACATATCTCCATAAGACCCATTCTTAATAACAAGAAAAGCCTTATCATCTCTTTCAGTGGGCTTGTACTCATCTCGCTCTACAACATAAACCGGCGTACCATGATAATTTCCAACATTACCTCTTCGCCTTGAAAAATCTTCGGGCATAGCCATTCTCCTTTCATTTCTATTTAACTTTTATCTTTAAAATAATTATATCAAAAATTAAATAAAAAATCAATTACGGATTTTTCATTTCAAATTTCCATTTGTTCCTTGGGCGATTTTTCATTTCATTTTTCTAAATCCCTTCTTGGACCCTCGCTTCCTCTCCCGCTCGAACGAAATATCGCACGGTAGAAATACAAATTTTGGAGCGAAGCGACAAAATTTGTATTTCCTATAAACTACTAAAATTGGAACGAAGTGACAATTTTTGTAGTTTTTGTATAGTAATAGAGCAAACTACAAATTTTTGTAGTAAACATTTAAAAATACAACATTACTACAAATTTTTGCTACAAATTTTTGTAGTAAATCACAATACTTTCTACAAAAATTTGTAGCTAATTTTTATATTTTCTACAAAAATTTGTAGAAATCTTGCTACAAATTTTTTAATACTTTTATCACCGCAAAAATACAAATTTTTGTAGAAAATCACCTTATATTACTACAAATTTTTGTAGTAACTATTGAGCAATTTTTACAAATTTTGTTTAAATCTATTTTTCCATCCTTCATTATGATAAATCGCATTTGTAGAAACTTCAAAAAAGTCAGCTATTTCTTTCGCAGACTTGCCATCTCTCGCCAACTCCCTAACCGTCTCGTCATCTACTCTCTTTCTTCGACCATAATTTTTACCATTTTCTACTTTTTCTTGATATTTTTGTTGAGCATAATCTATTTTAGGTTTTATTAAAGTTTCAAATATTGGGACCATAATCGCATTATCTTTCGAATACTCACCCGCGCAACCATAGTCCATAATCATTTGCAGTAATGCATACCGATCCTCAGGATCTGCGATCTTATTAACGCACTCACGCCATTCTGGATAAAAAATAAAACTTCTTCCTTCATTCATTTTTTACCTCCCAAAACGACGTTTAAATCCTCTTTAAACTTATCTGTAACCTCAAAAATCCAACAATTATATTTGGGATTTTTAGGATTCGGCATAATACCTATTGGGATATTGCCCATTTCGACCAATTCATTCATAATATGTAATGAATAAATTATTTTGTTAATTTGCTGTTCCATATTAAATTTTGTCTCCTTTGCTTTTGGAATTTTTGGTTTTCGTTAAAAACCGTCGGAAACCGATTATAAAAGTTTCCTTCGTTGAAATTTAAAGATTATTAAATAATTTTTTGTCTTTTTTGGCCTATATTAATATTTTAAATCTATCTAGCTAATTAAAACTCCAATTGATTTTTTAAAAAAAATATGATATAATAATTATAGAAAATAAGAAAGGATATGATATTTTATGGGAAAAACCTATATAAGCGACGATGATTTAGCCAATATAAGCTATGAAGATGCTAAAAACCTAAAAGCCCAAGTTGATGGGCGCTTTGAGCGACTTGAAAGCGAAGCTCGTGCTTTATTGCGCGAAAATATATATCATGTGCTTTGCCACTATAAACAATACTTTCCCGATGATAAAATCTATCTTTTAGCTGGTGATGGAAAGTCAACAACCAATATCCTTGATTGGCATAACATTAGAAAGATAAAAGGTGTCTAATATGAGCGTTGATTTTAAAGCCGGTATCGCCCTTGGATTTGCGGTCACCCAAGCTGACATAAGAAAATATCCAAAACTATATAACAGCGATTATATTCTTTATACCAACTGTTATGAAGAGAATGATGAAATCATCTTCGGAAAGATTCTTCAGTCTTTAAGTGATGTTGGCATTGATCCTCTTGGTTCCGTCACTCCAACAGAAGATGATATAATCGAAATCTCCACTGAGTTTAATCGACTCGCTCCAGAGCTTTATGAAATCAGTTCTATTGGAACATATCTTTTCTTTTCAATAACTTAAAAGGAGTAAAATATGCCAGAAGAATATGAATTTATTTATCGAGTTATTATTCTTGATGAAAATAATGAGCCAGAAACTATTTATGGTTCACTTATCGCGCATACTTATATGGAAGCCATGCAGGTTCTTGTAACGACCTATACCGATGACATGCTTGAGGCAAAACTATTTCCAAACTCTCCGGCTTCTACCGTTGAATACTCTATTGAAGAATATAACCGTAAAATAAAAGAAGTTGAGGAGGACAGAAAACGACGATGAAAATAAACTATTGTAAAAATTGCGGGCTCCTGGTTAATGCGACTAAAGGTCCAACCTGTAAGAGGACTGGGGTTTTGATCCAAGATCCTCAAAGCTACTATTGCCCCAATTTCCGCATAACAGACCTTAATACTTGTGACATTTGTGGCAACTATATCTTAGATGGATCAGAAATCATTGACGAGCAACATATTATTTGCCCTGATTGCTTTTCCAGATTAAATACTTGTATTACTTGTATAACTTTTGAAAGTAATTGCGATTTTCAATCAAATCCAATTAATATTCCTCCAATGGTAACTAAAGAAGTCCGCAAAGGTCCAATGATATCAATGTGTTCAGTTCAAAATCCAGAGCGAGTTGAAAAAACTTGTAAAGTAAATTGCCATTGCTACCATGATGAAGTAGGATGCTTGCGGCAAGCGCAACATTTTGTTTGCGATAACTATAAAACTAATTATTGAAAGTGAGGATAAAATTATGATTTTTATTTTTGGTTTTGCGATTGTTGGATTAATTCTTTGTTTAAAAGATGATGAATATTTCTTTGGTGTATTATTTACTTTTATTATGGGCTTATTTGGGATGATGATTGCTTGTATTGCAACAGCCTTTGTCCCAGCATCTTCTATCGTAATATCTGAAGAATATGATATTCCAATATACGCTATACAAGATAATGTAACAACATCTTATGTCCATAAAACTTATGTTTGTAAAACGTATTCTGCGCAGAATGATCTTAATTACTTCTACCTTTACGAAGATGAAGATGGAAAAGGAATTACATTTGATAACGTTCCTGCGAAAAAAAGTTATCTTAACTTCACCGAAGGTGAAGATGAACAGCCTTTTGTTCATGTAAGAAAATATGAAGTTACTGGTATTTTTAAATATCTTGTACTCGATAAATTTTATGATGTTGAATATTACTTCTATATTCCAGAAGGATCTGTAACCAGTGATTATAATATTGATTTAACGAATTAAAAGGAGAATAAATATGGCACAGTATAAAATTTATGCGGGACTCGCAGGTGGATTTGGTGGCGCAAAATACATAGAAACCGAACATTTTGATACATATGATCAAGCAGTTGAGTATGCTTATGATCTCGCAGTTGAAGAGTATAATTCTTATGTTGGTCTTTATGGTCTTCTTTTCTGGGCAGACTGCTATCATCAGGCTGTTGAAGAAGGCTTGGAAAAAGCCGATGAATATGCAACAGAATTTTATGAAGAAGAAATGTCAACATGGCTTGACTATTATGTGGAGGAAATAGTGTAATGAATGAAGTAAACATAATTAAAGGTTGTCCTTTCTGCGGAGAAACTAAAGATATTTTAATTGTTTCTCCTTTTGGAGATAAAGTCGGAAATACATATGTTCAATGCCCAAATAGGCTTTACAAAGCTATCGTAAGGGGTAAAACTAAAGAAGAAGCCATTAATAAATGGAATCGTCGAATTTAATATTTATTTATAATATACCAAAAAAATCTGAAAAAATCAATGAAGAGAGGATAAGATGATGAAACGTTTATGGAAAATAATTGCGGTTTTCCTTATTGCAATAACCTGCTTAACTGGATGCACAGACCAGACTGTAACGCATATTGAATCAGACAGTGATACAAAACTTTCATTCGCAGCGACTTTTTATGATAACTATGGAACTCAGTGGCTTGAAGTTTCCGGAACTTCATTTGATATTAAACCTAATAAAGTAAAAGAATATGCGTATGACACTTCTGGAAACTGGACCTATTCATACACAACGTCTTCTGTTATGTCAGTTTCGATTGATGGAAATGATATAGAATCTTGTGGAAGTACCATTATTTTTGCAGATAAATCTCTTACAAAATATGATTGCGAACTTCCAGAAGATGAAGTAACTTTATCTACTGGCGATTCGGTTGAAATTTCCACTCCTAACAGTTTACTGGTTTCGGATTATTGGACTCTTGATTGGTGGTGGAAAACCGCAGATTATGCAAATAAAAAAACTGGAAGTAAAATTGTAATAATTCAGTCTCAAAATGGAAACCCAATCTGTATGTATATGGGTAAAAATGTAACTTGGAAACTATCTACAAATCTTCCTAAGACGACAGAAGTAAATATTGATGGGAAAATGGTTTATATTCATAGAGCTAATTTTGCAATTATTGATACATCAATTTTTGAATAAATATAAAAGGACTTTTACTATCAGTAAAAGTCCTTTTTTGATTTTATATTAAAAATATATTATAATATTTATATAAATAAAAGAAAGGTGATAAAATAATGATTATACAGATTGAACCTTATGATGCATTACCTTGTGAATTAAAAACTTTTAAAATCAATGGAGTCCAAGCTGATAAAAATGATTTTGGATTCTCTGATTCTGGAAGAGAGTTTGCTTTATCTGATGAAGATGAAGATTTTTTAGCGTATGGATGCCCAAATAATACATTTTATCGCAATGAAACTTGCGAAACTTCTGTTTTAGAAAAATATAATATTACAAAAGAAGAATGGGAATGTATTTGCAATAAATTAGTTTGCATTTTAGATGTAGGTCGCTGCGGTTGGTGCATATAATCAATATTGATTTTTTATAAAAATTTTAGTATAATATTTATAGAAAGTTAAGAAAGGAATGGTAAAAATATGGCAGTTGCAAAAAGTTTTCAGAGTATGGAAATTATCACAGAACCTTATAAAGTAAGTGGTCGTATGTATGTTAAAGTTCGTAACCCGAAGACAGGTACAGAGCGCCAGGTTCGTTGGTACACAGACCAGCAGTATGAAAAAATGTATGGCGTTGAAGCTCCAACAGATCATAGCAATGATCCATATTGGAAATCTCAGAAAGAAATTTTAGGTTTCTCTGAGGGATATATTACCATTTTTAAGGGAGATACTTATTCTTATAAAGAATGGTTTAAAGAGCATGGCGCAACCTACCGTAAATTCTGGGGATGGAGTTTTAAATCCACTGATGAACTTCCAGAGATTCCAGAAGGTCTTACCGCAGTTCGTCTTGAATGGGCGAAGGTGGGCAGCGATGAAACAGAGAAACTTTTTAATGATGATATTGTGCAGCGAGAAGTTGACGCCGCCCTTTATGAGGAATCTCCTTCTCAGTTCCAGGGCAAGATTGGTGATCGAATTGAACTTAAAGTAACTGTTGTTAAAATGTTCGGAATTGAAAGCAGATTTGGTCATAGCAATATTCATATTATGCGGGATGCTGATATGAATGAATATGTTTGGATTACTGCTTCTCGGGCTTGGGAAGCTGGAAGTGAAAAACATATTAAAGGAACTATTAAAGACCATAGCACCTACAAAAACGTTAAACAGACGATTCTTACTAGATGTTCGGAGGTGAAAGTAAAATAATGAGTCAGAGAACTATTTCTATATTTTTCTTATGCGCGTGGGTTCTTATTCTTGGACTATGCATCGTCTCATGGATTGCGGGTAAAGAACCCTCATGGATTATAACTATTATGCCAATCATTTTAGTTATTACATTCTATGCTGAAAAAATTATAATGGAAGGAAAGGAAAAATGAGATTATCTTCAGATAGAAATATTCAAAATGATGTTTTTTTTGCTTATGCTTATCATCAGCAACAGCTTGAAGATATTGTAAATGAGATTATCTCTAAAGCTTACGATGGAGAACTTAATTTTAACATTGATCTTTCTGGAAAAGATAATTTGTCAGAAAATGATTTACAGTATATCAGAGAAGAGGTGACTAAAAGATTATGAAAAATTCTTTAAGTGGTGGAAAAATGAAATTCTTAATGGATCTTTTCCAAAGAGAGGTAGAGCGCGGAAATTATAAAAGAATCCCTTATAAAGAATGGCGGATTCTGTCAAAAGTAGATTCTTTTGGATCGGTATCCTTTAGTTACAATGAATCTGAAGGCATGATTCATCTTTATCCTTCCGAGAATACGAAGGAAATGTGTATTTATGCTATCAATGATAAATCTTTCGGTCAATTTTTCTATGATGTTGAATTGAAAGAGAGGTTGAAAAACGAAAATATGATTTCTAGTAATACGACTACTGCATCATCAATTCCAGCAAATATGATTAGTGATTCTTATATTACTACTACGACCCCATTAGGTCAGTATCCTAATTACAATTATCATAATACTTTTACTGGACAGCTTTATATTG